CTAATCATATTACGACCATCATAGACGGGGTGATTTATGACACTTTTGACTGTCGAAATCGACCACTCTGGAATGTTTGGAAGGTTGAATAAAAAAAAGTTAGAATAACTATTTACATTTAAGACATTCTATCTTATAATAAAAGTATAAAAAGAATAGTAGAGATAGATATGTCTTGGGGACTATGAAATTCTATTTCTTATAAATTAGATACTGGTAAACATGCTAATTTGTGAGTTGGATTTGATAGTAAATGAGATGGGTAATATTTCTACATAAGAATAGTGAGAAATCACTAGGAGTATGTAGTAGCCCTTCTCGTTACTACAAATCCAACTTTTATTTTGTTAAAATTTTTATAAGGAGGTGCCTATTATGGCAGTAGTAAATTACGCAGAAGCTTATGAAAGAGCATTAGCTCAAGCTTACCCAAACGTTCTAAACTTTGGTGAATTATACAATACACCAAACAACAGAATTTACACATTTTTAAATGCTAAAACTATTCACATTCCTTCTATCTCAGTTAGTGGTAGAACAAATGTAAATAGAGATAGCATCGATGGAGTATTCCAAAGAAACGTAGACAATGACTACGAAGACAAAACTATGCAATTCTACAGAGAATGGTCAACATCTATTGACCCAGCAGACGTAGATGAAACAAACATGGTTTTAACAATTCAAAATGCAACTAAGGTTTTCAATGAAACACAAAAATTCCCAGAGAAAGATGCTTACCTAGTTAGTAAAGTATATGCTGACTGGACAGCACAAGGTGGTGTAGTTAACACTACAGCATTAGATGTTGATACAGTTCTTTCAGTATTTGATAAAATGATGGAAGACATGGATGAAGCATTAGTTCCTTTCAATGGAAGAATTTGCTATGTAACACCAGCTGTTAAAACATTATTGAAAAATGCTTCACAAATTGGACTTTCTAAAGATGTTACAAAACAAGGAAACATCAATAGAATAGTTAACAGATTAGATGAAGTTAAGTTAGTAACTGTTCCATCTGTTTTAATGAAAACAGCTTACACATTCTCTAAAGGATTTGCTGAAGCAGACGGAGCTGGACAAATCAATATGTTCTTAGTTCATCCATCAGCAATCTTAACTCCTTCAAAATATTCTTTCGTTGGAGTTCAAGCACCAGCTGCTGGTACAAAAGGTGACTACATCTATTATGAAAAAGAATACTCTGATGTATTTATTTTAAATAATAGAACAGCTGCTATAGCTTTCAACGTTTCACCCTAGTCCAGCTCCTACTAAGGAGCTAACTGTTGATACTAGCATTTCAGCTAGTGAAGACTTATTTGGAAAGACAATCGAAGATTTACAAGAAAACGTTGAAATTGGAACAGACAGTATAACTGGTACATTAAAATATGTCGATGACTATACTGGATTTAGTTCTGACCCAGAAATGCAATCTGGAAATTACTTAGTATTACATTGTACTACAAATGATAGTGACCCAATTACAGTTGAAGTAGTTGGTGGAATTTCTGGTCCAAGACAATTGGATGCTGATGGTATAATCGTACTAAGAATTGCTGATAAAGACACACAAACTATTCAAGTAGTTAGTGGAAGTCTAACAAAGAATTATTCTTTAACAGAATTAGTTCTTGAGACTGAATAATTTGGGAGGTATAAACTATGTCAAGAAGTGATTTAGTTAACCTAGCCAAAGATAAATTGGGTGAAATACTTAGAGCTCAAGATGAAGAGGTCCTAAATGAAATTGGTGAAACCGTCATCGACGAGGCTCTAAGTATAGCCAATACTTCTGAAAGTGAAACCTCACTAAAAGATTTGAAGGCCCCAATTGTTGAGGCTATAGTCATAGCATACCAAAATAGAGGTAGCGAAGGTTTGAAGTCACAATCTGAGTTGGGTCAATCTAATTCATTTGTTGACTGGATGGAATACCTTCGAACAGCTATAATCAATGGAGGAAAGAGGTATTTGTTTTGAGAATAATTGATTTGGAGAATGTTACTCTTTATGAAGTAACGAAAGGTAGAAAGCCAGATGGCGACCCAACCGAAAATTACAATGAAATTGACACCTACGAAGCAGGAGTCCAATATTTGGACGACAGTGTAGCAGCTTCAATTTATGGAGCTAATGTCAACAAGACATACAGAGTCTCTTCACTTCATTTTGCATTAGAAGAATATCTTCTTCCAAAAATTAACAATAAACCCGACAATCTGACTAACTATCTAATTGGTTATTCGGGAAACAAGTTCAAACTTGAAAGGGTTACTCCAAAGTACATTGATATGAGTTGGAGGTAGTACTTATGGCAAATATCAATGCGAATGTAAAGTTTTTTGCTAAGTTAGATGATTTAGCTTCTGGAAAAAGATTAGAAGAATTTGTACAACGTCAAGCTGAAGAATGCTGGGAACAAATTGTGACTACCACTCCACCTCAAGTACAGACTGGTCAATATATTGCTTCCATTCAAGTACGAGATGTGCAAAGGTCTGGAAATGAAATATTTGCAGAAGTCTTTACTGATTTGAGATTGGATTGGCACAATGTCTTTCTAGCTGAGTTATTGGAACACGGAACTGGTATTTATCGTGAGGATGGTACTGGTAGACAAACTCCTTGGACTTATTATAATGATAGGTGGAAGAGATTTGTTTTTACTCGTGGTATTAAGCCAATGCCTCATTGGACTCCAGCTTATCAGATGCAAACAGTTAAAATGAAGGAGGGTCTACGTCATGTCTTTAATTAACAAATTTAGAATTATGATACAAACTGAGCTTGATAAAATAGAAGGTTTAGATGCTGGCAAAATCGTTTCTGATGACGCTATTGTCGAAGACCAATATCACTATGGCTATGAAGTTAGCAGCTCAGTTATTTCTAAGAATATTGGTTACGACAATGATAATTTGGTTCTCCAAGTAACTGGTTATCTGACCACAAAAGGTGGAGACTTAGAAACATTTGACAGATATACCGATTCGATTTGTGAAGCTTTATCGACACTTAATATAAAATATACAACCAAAGATATTACAACGTATGATACTACAAAGAAGACTTTGATTAGTGGAAATGTAGTTTTGAACACTTTGGACAAGACTCTTCGTTAAAACGGAGAACGAGGTTCAATTTTAAGGAACTTTTATAAAGTTAGTAATATAAAATCATTATTGTAAAAGGAGGTAATATTATGGACCCAGATGCAGTAGTTCAAGTTGCAACACTTGGTACTAAATTAGAAGTTCAAGTTAGCAACGCTTGGAAAAGAATTCACGGATTGGCTTCAACTCCAGATTTTGGTGGACAACCTAATACTATAGATAGTACAACTTTGGACAATACAAAATATGAAACATCAGTACAAGGTCTACAACCAGCTGTAGAGATAAGTTATGAAATCAATGTAGAATTACTTTCTAACACCGATGCCAACTTGAGAGTAGTAAAAGCATTAGCAGATGCCGGTTCAACTAACAAATGGAGGCTTACAAAAGCTTCTGGAGTTGTATTTGAATACGACGCTAAAACTAGTATTTCTTACAATGCAGATGACCAAGCTGCTATTGAGAAATTTACAATCTATCACGATTTACAAGGAGAAATTTCTGTTACATTACCTACTTAGTTTTAGTGATGGAGAGTAACAGAATAATCAATAAACTTTTTGGCCAACTAGTTTTCTCAGACTTTCTCCCTGAGTTTTTGGGTTGGCTATATTTGTAATTATAAAGGAGAAAGATAATTATGGACAATGAAGAAGTTTTAGTAATTGACGGAGAAGAATTCCGTTTCAAACTTCCAAGTAGAGAAGTTGTTAGATTAGAAAAATTATATGGAAAAAATATTTTTGAAATATTCGAAAGTTTATCATTCGGAACCATAGCTGACATTTTGGAAGCTGCTTTAGTTGAACCTAAAGGAATGGACAAATTCGACATGATGGACAAACTATTGACAAAATACACTATTATTGAATTAGGCCAAGATTTTCTACAAAAGGTTGCAGTAAAATCTGGACTATTAAGAGTTAAAGACTTGGAAAACAATGATGGAGAAGCTGAAGCAAAAAACGTCTAAAGGAGTATGTTAGTGACCCTTTGGCTGGTTTCCATTTGGTTCACACAATTTATATCGAGTTAACTAAACTAGGATGTGAGCTCAGAGAATTATATGATTACTCTGTCAAGGAGTTACTATTCATGCTCAAGTATAAAAGAGAAGGTTTAGCTGAAACGACTTGGAAACAGGGGCTAATCGTTAGAGCTGCATATTCTAGAAATTCTTTCCCGAAAAATCCCCGAGAAATATTTTTAGATATGTATGAAGAAACTTACAAAAAGAAGAAAGTCCCAATTCCTGACTGGTTGAGAGAAGACTATGAAAAGAGGCTAAACGAAAGAGTTCGAAAATCTGATTAGAAAGGAGTGAGATTATGGACGAAGAATTCAAAGTCAGATTTGTCGTTGACATGGGCGACACTGAAAAACGTGTAAAGCGTTTGAAAAATGACTTTGTCTCAATAGAAAATAACGAAATCCACTTCAAGTCTAATATTGGAGACATCGATAAAAATGCAAATTCAGTTTTTAAGAATTTGCGTTCAATGATGGAAGGCGTCAACAAAAATCCAATTTGGTCCAATGCCAAAAAGCAAGAGTATTTGAAATTCTTTAAAGGTATGGAACAAGTTGCCAATAGAGCATTCCACAGCATGGAAGCAAAATATTCTCGATTTGCTCAAGAGATTTCAACTTGGGACGCTCAAAAGAATGCTTTACAAGTTGAACTTAATCTAAAAGATGGTCAAGCTGAAGAAATCAGACATCAGATAGACGAGGAAATGTCAAAACCAAGCCGTGTTGGTACATACGAAGATTTGGTCAAAATGCAAGCAGAATATAACAAACTAACCAATATGAAACTTCCTTACGAGAAAGCAGCTCAAGCTGCTAAGGAACGTGGAGATATGCCTGACTACGAGTCTTGGATAAGAGATTTGAAAAAGATTGACGAATACCAAAAGAAACTGATGGATGACATGGAGCATTTTCAGATTGGAAAATCTATTGGTGGTCCAGACTATGATAAAATCGCTAGCCTTCGAGAAAAATATGATGAAATCCAAAAAGAGGCTGAAGAACTTGACAAAGAAATAACTAAAATGGGAAATAACCCGGCAATGGAAAAGAAACGTCAAGAACTAGAAGCAATTAGAGTTGAATACGGTAGACTGATGGTTGACTTACAAGGAAATCCTTTGGATGACCAATTTAGGTCACAATCACTACAATCTTTGAACCCACAAGTAGAGAATTTGAATAATGGACTAGATAGGTCTGGTCAAAAAATCAAGTGGAACACAAAGTTGACTGAAGCTTGGGGTAAAATGATGGGTCGTTTGAAGTCAAGGGTTATGTTTAGTATTGTTTCAATGCTTAACCCAATTCGACTAATTCGTCAAGCCTGGAGTGGCTTTTTAGAGCAAAACACTAAAACTAAAAATACTTTGAAAATGATAGGTCTAAACTTACAAAAAGTAATAGCTCCAGTTCTTCAGAAGATTGCTAATTTCATTTTCAAAATGGCTCAGTATGCAAACGTTTTAACCAAAGCTTGGTTCAATGTAGACCTATTTGACAAATCTGTTTTAAGTGCTGAGAAAACAGAAAAGAAAATCAAGAAACTTAATCAATTAACAGCCGGCTTTGATGAACTAAATGTTTTTAAAGAAGACGAAGATGACAGTGACAGTGGCAATGAAACACTGGACACAATGGAATTACCTAAAGTTGATACCTCTGGACTTGAGAAATGGGCAACAGAAGGATTTGGAAAGAAAGTGGGAGACATCCTGAAATGGTCATTAGAACATCCACTTGAAACTGCTGGAATTCTTCTTGGAGCTAAGTTCTTGGGTGGACTTCTTGGAAAAGGAGTCGGAGCATTAGTCAAGAAAGGTATTTCGAAACTATTTGGAGGTAGCGCAGCTGCAGAAGGTGCTGCCGCTGGTGGAGGACTTCTTGGAAAAATCTTTGGAAAAACACTATATACTGGTATGAACGGAAAAGCTGTTACAGTTGGAAAATTACTTGGTGGTATAGCATTAACGGCTGGTGGAACAGCATTAGCTATTTCACAAGCAGCAGATGCTGGAAAGAACTGGCAAGATTTGACAACTGGAGCTAAACTTGGAAAAACCGCATTAGTTGGACTTGGTTCTGCAGCAGCTGGAGTTGGAGCTGTAATGCTTGGAGCATCTGGACCAGTTGGTTGGGCCGTTGCTGGTGGTGTGGCTCTTGCCTCATTTGCAGTAGGTATGTGGCAAGTCCAAGATGGAATAGACTCGGTCAAGAAAGAAACTGAAAAATTAACAGAAGCTAATCAGAATGCCGAAGTTGCTAATCAGAATTACATGATTTCAGTCCAGAATGCAGCTTCAACATTATCAGCTTTGGAACAAGCCGAACAAGCAACTGGTTTATCTGGAGCAGCATTAGACGAACAAGTTAGAAACGGTACATTGAATGTTGAAAACATGACATCTGCTCAGTTAGCTGTCTATAGTGCTTATTTACAAAACGAAGAAGCTGTTAAGAAATTGAAAGAAGCAACTGAAGCCAAAAAAGAAGCTGACCATCAAGCAGTTCTTCAGTCATTGAAAGTTGAAGCAGCAAATGCTATTGAGTCTAAGTCTTATGATACATTAAGAGAAAAAGTTGTGAAAGCTTGGGAAGAAGGTTCAATTAGTGCTCAAGAAGCGGGAGACATTCTTTCGAGAACTTTAGCACATGCTGATGATGAAACACAAAGAACTTTTGGTCAGAGCATCCCTAAAGAAATGCAAGATGCTTTCAATCCCGACAAATATGAGTCTGGTTGGAGAAAATTCGGTACAAACTTTAAAAATGCAATGGAAGGAATTGGCAATTGGTTCAAAAAGAAATGGGATGGAATTAAGAGTTGGTGGAATGGTTTATGGGGTAAAAATCAAACTCCAGAACCTAATGCTCCATCTGGTCCAAACGGTGAAAGCTGGTCTGGAGCATCCTATGCAGTTGGTACAAATTATGTACCGAATGACCAATTAGCTTTAGTTCACAAAGGAGAAGCAATTATTCCAGCGAAATATAACAACGATAAGACTTTTGGAAGCCACGATGCTTATTTAAGAAGTACATTAGATGCTATGAATTCTGAAATCGCTAGCCTTAGAAACCTAATCAACCAAGGTATTCCAGTGAGAGGAGAATTCGTACAAAGAGGTTCAGACCTTTATGCTACAGTGGAGAAAGCTAAAAGCAAAAAAGGAAATCAACCTTTAAGCAATCCAGCTTATGCTAGATAGGAGGTAATTAAGATGGCAAAACCCTTATTCTTATTTGATGGAGCTGCTATTCCGGGTAACCCAGCAAGAGGTTATTTGGAACAGTCAGAACAATTGGTTGATAGTGCAAGAAATGCCAATGGCCAAGTTGTTGCTCAGAAAATCAATCGAAGACTTAGAAAATTTGATAGCTTAAGATGGCCAGTTCTAACTACCGCTCAAGTCCACTGGTTAAAACAAAAAGTCGCTAATTTCACAGTTATGCTAACTTATTATGATAGCCAAGACGGTGGGATTGTGACAAGAAGGTTTTATTTTGGAGACATGAGTGCTGAACCTTTCGAATGGGACACAAAGAACTATCGAGTAGCAGTCCCTACAAGATATAAAGATGTTTCTGTTAACATTATTGATATGGGCTACTAATTCTGATATAATAAATGTGTAAAATCTATTAGAAAGGAGTTATGGACTATGGCCTTAGAACAAAAATATCTGAATGTTACAACAAGAGCAGAAGGTTATTTAGACATCTTAATGTATATTCCAGACGAAGGAATTACAATTAGTTCAGTGAGTTGTGATGATGTTCTAAGCTATTCCAATATTAACTCTATAACTAACATCAAAAATTACAGTACTCAGACTTTAGCAACTTTGGAAGAGAATCTTTGGGTACTAGATGGTTCATTTATCAACCCTACACAGGGAAGAACATATAACGGTTATGTTAGTAATTCGATGTCTGACGAAAACGGTGATTTCGAGACTAATCCGAAAATTAGACTTGAATTAACGTCTAGTTCAGACGTCGAATATTTTTCTGTAACCTTGAACCCATCAGTTAGAACAGCTTATCCTAAGAATCTCAAAGTTACTTTTTACGATACTAACAGAACAGTTGTTAAAACAATGACCAAAAACCTTGAAGAGACAGATGGTGTTGACAATCCAGACAGAGCTAATCTGCCTAATGTCATCTATGATGTTGATGCTAGTGGAGTAAAATATGTGGAAATAGAATTCATTGGAACGTTAGTCGGTCACAGAAGAGCTAGACTTTCGACAATAATGTTTGGTCGAATTTTAACTCTAACCCAAGATGAAATCTTGAGCTCAGACTATTTGGACACATGCTCATACGTTCCAGACAGTATACCTTCACGTACATTCAGTTTTGATTTGGAAAATTATGATGGAAGATACAACATAGACAATCCTGAAAATGCATTGCTCACTTTGGATAGCACAACTAGAGTTTTGATTAGAAATGGTTATAACGTTTATGGTTATACCGAGGACCAGAATGAACACTATATCGACAACCCAGACGAAGTCGTTCAGATAGAGTGGGATGACTGGAAAGAACTTCGATTGTTAGATGTTTCAACAAGTTCCGAAAATACATGCACCATGCAATGTGGTTCAATTTTGGATGCAATGACAGATGTTTATACTCAAGAAAGATTTGAACCTAATCGTTTAGTTGGAACAATAGTTGGGAAATTATTGGATTTTTTAGGAATGGATAGAAATATTGTAGTCTTTAGTTCAGATGACAATGGGGTTGGTTATGACCAATACACAATCAATACTCCATTACCAGAACTTCCGGTTAGAGAACTTCTTCAACTTTTAGCTTTCTCAGTCGGAGCAACATTACTAATCAAAGACGATGGAACTATAAAATTTGCTAACTTGAATATTTTAGACGGTTCGACCTTTACGAACCATCACAGTTTTAGTTATAAAGATTTTGCTTCAGTTCCAGCAGCTGAACAGTTAGAAGCAACTTCGAAGGTCTCTCTTCCAAAATACAATGCTACAGTTGAAAGTGCTGAGACTGATATTTCAACCGTTGCTGTTTCAACGTATGAAGTGGAAGTTAGTTACCCAGAATGTGTTCCAACAACTGCTGTCGATAAAGAAACCGGTTTAGACACGGGAATAGATGGTGAATTATTCTGCCGTAAAGGTTATTTGGATGTAACACTGGGAAGTCAGATTTCAAGAGAAATCGTTATCAAGGGTCACAAGATAGATGTTCTTCAGACCCAAGACAGAACAGTTACAAAAGACACATTGATTATTGATACCCAACTGATGGCATCAGACCCAAACAATGTTATTAAGAACAAATATAAACAGTGGTACTCGAAGAAATTTAAGTACACAATGAATACCAGAGGAGAACCATTAGTAGATGCTGGTGATTGGGCAGTTATTCAATCGCCTTTCAGTGAAAGACTGAATTGCTATGTCCTTAAAAACCACATCAAGTTTGATGGAGCTTGGTCTGGAGATATGGAGGTGATAGCATTATGAGTTATACAGTTGAGTGGATTGAACCAATTTACAATAGAAGTTATGGTGACATTCAAGCAGTTACAGATGACCCATATTTGGAAAATGCCATTGGTGCTTATAATGCTGTCGACATCAACCGTATTGAGAATGACACCCAATATGTGATGGAATATATGTTAGACAGAAGAATTATCAGAAGTGTACCAGAAGGGTTTTCAACTTCTCGTGGATGGGAACATGATGACATTGTCACCAAAACAGATGTCAGTCGAATTATTGGAAATGTTATAATTCTGATGGAACTTTCAAACCCTGAAATCCAAGGAGATTTGGAACCTCTCTCACCTTCGGCACAAATCACATATCGTGTGGCAAACGCTATTGAAAAAAATCTAGAAATTATGAAAAATCAACCAGACTTACCTGTCCAAAGGTTTTGGTTGGAATTAGAACATGGTATAATACAAGAATATAACACTAATGCTGGCTGGATTGCTGAAAATGAAGTAGTCACAATTCGTGGAGTACCTTATGGAGAATACGCCCAATTTATGAACTTTACTGGTTGGTCTGGTTCTGCTGAAGATTTACTTTGTTTAGCTAATCCATTAGCTCAGACAACTACTTTGACAATGCCATTTAGAAACGTCAGCCTAACAGCAACTTTTGAAACTCGAATACCCAGAACCTTGATTTTGAATTCTGGACACATTTGTGAAAGTGGAATTGTTGGTCCAACTGGTCCAAGCCAGATAACTTGTTATGCTGGAGACAGACTATTGATTGTTGCTGAAGTCGCTGCTTCTGGAAAGGCATTTTGGAATTGGACTGGAACCCAAGAGGCTATAGACAATCTGACTGGTGGAGAAGAACCTTCTTCTTCTTGGTTAGTTATGCCAGATTGTGATGTTGAACTAACAGCCCATTACATTAACGCTGGAGAACATAGTGTTACAATCTATCAACCAACTGGAAATGAAGTTAACTGGTACGACTATGATGAGTATGTTTCGATTTATCCTGCTAGTAGAGGAAACAAATGGGTATTTGATTATTGGAGTGGAAGTACCCAATATTTGGAGGACATACATGACAGTGGGGCTAGCTTTAAAATGCCAGATGTCAATTTGACATTTACTCCACATTACAGATACAACTATTCGTATAACACCGTTAGAGTAACTAATGGTACAGTTGATGGACAAACTGAAATCACTGGAGCAATGGAAACTTCTAATCACACCATTACAGCTGGTCCAGCACCAGAAGGACAAGGATTTTATAATTGGACTCTAGAAGGAGTTGGTTCTTTTGCTAATCAAGGAGATTCTCCAACAACTTTCACTGTTGGTGATGGAAATGCTATTTTGACAGCAACCTATAAAAATCTTCACAGACTAACCGTTACAAATTTGGATAATAGTGGAAGTCCAACAATTTATGATGTTGTAGAAGGAAAAACTAAAACACTTTCTACTAATTCAAGAGTTGGAGATTATAAGTTCAATGGATGGTACGAAGGAGAAACTCGTCTTTCAACTCTAACCAGTTATACAATAACGATGGGAACTGGAGATAGAACGATAGAGGCCAGATATGATTACACTCCAACTTATACTGTGACTTTGGTTAACCGAAATAACGGTGGAGCAACTACAACATATTCTGTTTTCTCTGGTGATTATTGGAATTCTTCAACCACAGAAGAAGTCGGAGATTACTTATTCGTTAGATGGTTGAAAGATAATTCTCAAGTTAGCACATCACTTTCTTATGGCTTTTATGTTTATGGAGACACTACTATTACAGTTGAATATAGACCAAAAGAAACCTATCATCTGACTGTCAACAATGGTTCTGGCTCGGGAGATTATAAAGAAAGACAATCTGTTACGATTACTGCTGATGAGGGAGATTTTTCTGACTGGTCATATTCTGGACTATACAACATTGGTTCAACAACAAGTCGAACAACAACTGTAAAATTGGGAAGAGGAGATGGAACTGTTACAGCAAATTATAATTTGAGAAGCATCCAAGTCATAACGAATTCTGGTACAAACAATTATAGCATTAGACAAGGTAATACCCAAAACATTAACGCCAACCCAGCACCAAGTACTTATGAATTCGACCAATGGGAAGTCGTTTCTGGAGATGCCACATTTGGAAATTATCTATCAGCTTCAACATACGTTAGGGCTGGTTCAGAAAACTCAGTAGTTAGAGCAACATATAAACCAATCCCATATTTTACTATCACGGTCCAAAATGGTTATGTCCAAGATGGTCAGAATTGGGTAACATCTGGAACGTTCCTTAGAAATTCGAATGTCCCAATAAAGATGATAGAAGCTCCAGAAGGTTATCAATTCTTGCAATGGGAAATTTTACAAGGAAATCAAAATGCTGTCTACCAACCAAGAGCTGAAACAACTTATGTCCAAAATTTATTGGAAAATGTTATTGTTAGAGCAACATATTATATTCCAGACCCAGAAATTCAATACACTTTGACTATCACTCGAAAAGATGGCTCAGTCGAAACTAGTCAACATTCAGTTGGTGAGAGAGTAACGATTTATGCTGATTTCCCAGACGAAGGTTATGAATTTAGGAGATGGACTGGAGATACACAATATGTCAACGACAGATACAGTGAAACGGCCATTGTCAATATGCCAGCAAGAAATATCGAATTAGCTATGCAATATAAGCAAGAGGGAGCTACTGAAAAATTCCACGTTGTTTTGAGAAATGGAGAATTATTAGTTAGTAGTGAGGAAGACCCAGAGACACATGAAACCATCGAGACTTGGTCAGACAATGGTGAATTCGAAGAAGGTTCAGTTGTTCCAATCAGAGCAATCAATATTCCACACGGTTATTCTTTCTATCGATGGTGGAACCCTGATGACGATGGAAAATCGATGAGCACAGTCACTGAATTAGAAAATCCTAACACTACATTAACAGTAGAGGATTTTGACATCACCTTGGAAAGAGCAATTTCTGAGAATGACAAATACACTTTGACATTGAGGGATGGACAACGTGGTGGAACATACTATGAAAACGACGAAGTTCCTCTATATTTCTCAAAAACTGACACAGACACAATTCATTATAATTGGAAAAGATGGATGGGTCCAGATATTAACTGGGCAATTGCCAATCTGAGAGTTAAAACTCAATCTGGAACTAAAGCTTTTGACCCATTTGACGATGGAGACTATGGAGACGATGCTCAGATAATTTTAATGCCAACTAGACATTTGGAATTGTGGGCGACTTATGATGAAGCTTATAGATTAAGACTAATCAATGGTACTGCTGATGGAAGTTCAGAAGTTTTCAATCCCGAAGACACTGAAATCACAATCGTTGCTAACCCAGCACCACAAGGAAAGGTCTTTTGGAAGTGGTCTGGTGATACAGACTATGTCGAAGCCATCTTTGATAGCACAACTAAAGTTTATATGCCAGCAACACCAATTAACCTAACTGCTCTTTATGAGGATGCTTCAGACCCAAGTGACATTGGTTACACTTCAGAAGATTTATATGGTGAAACACAAGTCGATACTTCTGACATAACCGTAATTTCTGGAACTATTGGATTTGGATTTATCTTAACAGATGTCAAAGGTCACATGTATATGGTCAGTGAGTTGGTTGACCAAACAGCAACTATTGTTAGACTAACTCAAAAACAATCTGGAGGTGATGTATAATGGCAAATAATGTCGGAGTAACAACCCAAACTTTTAACAGAACTATTGGAGGTACAACTTCTATCACAGACCCACTTAATCAAGGTCTTATAACGATGATGGCCGGACAATTGGGAGTGGGAGCAATGATATTTGATGGAAATGGAACAATGGGAATATGTACTGCATTTGCTTTAGACGAAAATCAGAGATACTCTTACTCGTTTAGAACATCAAGTCTAAACACAGAAATTGATATACAAACACTTTTAGGTCGAAGCTATTAAGCTTTGGCCTAATCTCTCACATTCTGTTTACATTTCACAGAAAATGTGATATAATATTATTATGAAAGGAGACCTAATTATGGCAAAGGAAGACGAAGATGGAGTTTGGAGAACCGTTAGTGGTCGTAGAATTTTCATAAGTAATGGCGAAAGCTTAATCGAAGCAATGAAAAAATCGGGAAAATTCAAAAAGAAAATGCATGGACCTAATGACCCAAAAATCAAAAAAGCAAATAAGCCTTATGAAAAAGAAGATGCCAAAAGAGCAAAACAATATGAAAGAGACCAAGAATTAAGAAAAACTATTCAGAATAAAAAAGAACTAAGAAAAAGACTAGAGCAAATGAAAAAGAGTGGAAAATTCAAAGATGTTCTTGGTGAACCAAGAGATACGAAATTTGGTGACAAAAAAATTAGAAACGACAAAGAATTTGAAACAACCAGAGATGCTATGAATGCTATCGCTAAACAACTCAATGAGACTAAGGACCCAAAACAAAAAGCCACATTGGAAAGAGTTTTAAAGAATTATACTAAAAATCTAAAAGAATATCAACAGAAGTCAAAGGAAGCTTTCAAAAAGAAATACAGTGAAAGTTTTGACAATTGGAAAAAAGCTAACCCTCAAGCTACAGACGATGAGATTATTGGAATTCTTAAAGCTAAACAATATAATGGAGAATTGGGTGGGAACACCAAAAATACTATTCCGAACCGTTTCAAGGATGGCTTCAAAATCCAAAACAGCAAATACTCTGACGAAAACAAAATGACTTTAGTTGAAGATGGTTCTGGAGTTAGACTAATCTATGATGGAAAAGACACTGGAACAGTTTTGAGAAATGATTTGTCAGACAGTGAAATCAGTTCACTTAGAAATGCTGGAAAGATACAAAATATGTCTGAGTATTTGGGTGAAAAATATTCTCTAAACGACAAGCAATTGAGAACATTACACAACCATTTGGAAGCCAACATCAAAACTTGGAGAGAACAAGGAATGAGTAATCAACAAATTTTAGACATGGTCAGTGATAGACAAGAAATCGCTGGAGACGATGGTCTTTATAATTTGAAAGGAATTGACATGAACAGCAAAAAGACTGAGGTCCTTAACGAATATCAGAGTTACATCCAAAACAAAATCAGCACTAAGACCAAGAAGGACTATGACGCTGGTCTTGAGAAAATCAACAAAATCTCAACCGATGGAACTTATGATTTAGAAACTGGTTCTAGCAAAGACTATTCTGATGGCTACCAAGTTACTTTCTCGATGACAGATATGGATTTTGACGATAAGACTTATCAAGACTTAGTCGAAAAATTCAAAACACATGACCACGGTACAGTAGATGCTGGGAAATATGAAGGCTATCCTGAGATTAGTTTTAACGTTACAGATTTAAAGACAGCTGCTAAGTTAGCAACAAAATATAATCAGATTAGTATTTGGGATTGGAAGAATGGAAAGATTATTCCAACCAAAGGAACTGGAGCTTATGCTGATTATAAACCAGTTACAACTCAAGATATTTCAAAATCAGTAGCAAGAACTCGAGGTCTTCAAAACCGAATTCTAAACTATGAAGACGAAATCAAAACTCTCAAGAGAAAGAGTAGCCTGACCTTTATGGATAAACAAAAACTTATGAAACTCCAAAGGGAAAAAGAGAAGTTGGAAAATCAACTAAAATAGAAAGGAGAAAGTAAAATGGGAAAAGTTATAATGGACGATGTCGATATTATCAACATAGCTCAATTATGGGCAACAGTTGCAACAGATGACCCAGACCAAAAGAAAATAATGGCTCGTATGAGTGATAGGGCTGTAGATTGGTATATTCACAACTTGGTTCCAACTGTGGGTCGACCAAAAGTGAAAGCTCAGTTTGAAGAACTTAGAAAATAATTTCAAAATAATTGGAAGTAATTCATTTACTTCCTTTTAATTTAGTGATATAATGAAATTGTAAAATAAAATCTAAGGAGAAAGAGATTTGTAGAAAGGAGACTTTGGACTATGGAGAATTGGATTAGTTCTTTATTCACTGTAATCGGCAGTGGAGCAATTGGAGCTATCATCACAGCAATCGCCACCAAGAGAAAGTCAGATGCAGAAGCACAACATACTAATGTTCAGTCCCTATTGGACGTAGATACAAGGCTCAATGAACGAATCTCCAAGTTGGAAGAGAGAGTTGCAATTTTAGAGGCCGAGAACATAAAGTTGAAAGAAGAAAATATTGTGTTGAAACATCAGCTGGGACAACTTGAGGAAAACGAGATTAGAAAAAAACCAGCGTTAAAATAGAATTCCATTTATTGCTCCTCCAGAATTTCGAGAATTTGGTCAACGTGTTGGCTGAATTCTCATTTTTAAGGAAATTTTGAAGAGTTTTGAAAAATTCGAGGCCTCAGAATCAATTTTAAGGCATTTTTATTTTGCCTCCCTTATAATTTATCATTTGTAACATAAAAATTAAAATAGGGAGCAAATCAGATGAATTAGGAACATGTGGCCATATTTTGCTAATTTATTGACCTAAAATATTATAAAATTTGAACAAAATGTCTAGAAACTGTTTACTTTTTTCTCAAAATGTGGTATAATGATAAAAATAGGATAGGAAGTGATGGAGATGGAAAAATATAGAGAAAGAATTGAAGACATCAAGAGAAAAGCTGAGTATGAGGCTATAAGAGAAATTGCATATAAAAACATCGTTAGTGATACCAAAAAACATTTGGAAGCTGTCAAACAAAATGAAATCATAATTGCTCAAAACCAAAAAGTCCAAAAAATTAGAATTTCTCTAATCATTGGTTCAATCTTGGGAATTATTTTACTAAACATTCTAATTCCAGACTTGATTGCAAAAAGTTTAGCTTTTGGACTAATTCTTGCAATGGTTTTCTTTCTACCTCTAACAATCTGTATTCTCTTCAAAGTCGATGACCTATTTTGGAAAATATTTATTGATTAGAAAGGAGAAATCTAAAATGCAAGTTACTTTAGCAAATGGAAAAAAGTATGAAGTCTACAAAGTACAAAGGGCACTGTTCAGTTCAGATGGGACAACTCCATATTTGATGTACAATGAAGCTCGAGACGAACATTTAGAGACAGCCGACCCAAGACTATGTCAAGAGCTTTATAAATTGTGCAAAAAACCAAAATTCTTTGTAGCAGGAAAATTAGAGAAAGGCTTAATTCGAATAGAGCAAGTCTTGAAAGGAGAGGACTGGTTTTAATGACAAATACACCTTATGATTACCAAGAACAGATTGCTCAGAAAATTGTTACTTCTGGAGACATTTCAGTTGCTCTGTTTATGGACATGGGAACTGGAAAAACGATTACAAGTTTAAGAGTTTTCGAATTATTGCATGAGCAAGATAAAGCCAACAAAATTTTAGTGGTATGTCTAAAGAACAAGATTGAGGACTGGCAAAAAGAGATTGACATGGAATTCGAGAATAAGGACTTTGACTATGAAGTTATAAACTTCGAAAGTATTTGGAGACCAAAAAGAGCTGACTTTTATAAAAACTATGTTGATGAGAAAACTCTAATCATTGTTGACGAAAGTCATAAGATAAAATCACACAAGACAAAAATTACAAAATTTATGTTAAGCTTGTACCATCAGACAAAATTGAAATTGATACTTACAGGTACCCCACAATCTGAGGAGTACATTGATTATTACCCACAAATGAAATTTATCAATGCTCCAGACTATGATTTGACTTACAAAAAATTTGACCAGACTTACTTAATCAAAAGTTTAGAGATGCAAGGTGGTCATTATTATTTTACAATTTTGGACTATCGACACAAGGATGTTCTCAGAAAAGGAATTATGGACAAGGCATACTATCACAAATACTCAAGTGAGTATGACAAACCAATAGAAATCTTTGTTGACATCGAACATTCTCGTGAAGCCAAGAAATTCCAAAAAGACAGAGTTTGGAAAGACCCAGACACAGACCGAGGCAATGATGTTATCGCTGACAACCAATTAGGTCTTAGAACTTATATGAGACAAAGTTGTTCTGGATTTATCAGAGACTTTGACATTGAAAGTCCTAAGGAAGATTGGCTAGAAGATTTTCTTGAAATCACTCCTTATAGGATTGTTATATTTGCTAACTTCATAAGAGAAATTGAAAAAATTAAAACCATTTGTAGAAAAATGAACCGACCGGTTGGAGTATATTATGGAGCTGAAAAAGATTTAGCACCTTTCAAAGAAAATGAAAATGGTATAGCTATAGTAAATTACAAATCTGGAGCAGTTGGAATAAATGACTTATGTATTGCTAATATTGGAATATTTTATAGCCCTCCCGATGGAGACTTCATATTATATGCACAAGCCAAAGCCAGATTGGACCGAATTGGTCAAACAAAACAACCAGTGTTTTATTTTCTTAATACTAAGGGTTCAGTCGAAAAACCAATTTACGACAATCTTAAAAAGGGTCAGGATTTCGACGATAAGATGTTTGCTGAGTGGTTGTTAACTCAGTCAAAAAAAGTTTAAAATTACTCTTACAAACTGTTTACATTTATAAGCAGTTGTGATATTATAATAGCATAAATGAGTAATCATTCTAAACTACCTCGAAGAAGGAGAAATGTAATGATAGTAGAAAATCAAAAATCAAGAAAAACAAAATTGAATAGTCGAAAATTAAAGCTAAACCATCTCGAGAGATAGCGAGTAAGTTTAGCTTTTCTCGACAGTGAAAGGGGCTGGTATATTTGAAAAGACCGGTTGAACCACCAGAATTACCAGAAGGTATAACTTATAAAATCGAAAGAGTATTATTCCACGATGCTGGAACCTATTGGGAAGAATGCTATGTCTGGGTGATAGACCATAAAGTATATTGCCGAAAAACTGGACTGGGTCGCATTTCAATGGAAGGTTGGGAGAATGATAAAATTACAGCAGATAAAAGATTTAGACCTAAAAAGAAAATTGTTAGATAGGAGATGGAAACATGGAACCAGAAATTACAGAATTTAGTCAAACAAAAGCTTTAGACACATTACTTGAAATTGAGAACACTTCTGGAAGTAAAGCTAAGTTAGAACTTTTAGAAGCTCAAAAAGAAAATCGATTACTCAAAGACATTTTGGAATTCACACTAAACCCATACGTTAGAACGGGAATTGGAAAATCCAAAATTGACAAGATTACAAATCTTACGTGGGATGGGAGTTATTGTCCATCGGTAGAAGGAATGTTTCAATATTTGGAGAAGAATAATACCGGCAAAGATTATGACATTGTACAAGTTCAACAGTTTATCGCTCATCAAAGCGAAAAATATAAAGACTTATGGACTATGATATTTACAAAATCTTTGAATATTGGAATCTCTGAAAAAACAGTGAACAAAGTTTGGCCAGATTTGATACCCTCTTTTGGAATTCAATTAGCTCACCGTCTGGAAGATTACATAGATGTTCTCGATGGAAGACTTATTTCTATTACTGAAAAATTGGACGGAAACAGATGCTTTGCTCAAGTCAAAGACCACCATTGTACATTTTATGCTAGGTCTGGGAGAATAATCGAAGGGCTTGACGAAGTTGACGATGAATTGTCAAGACTAATCGATGGTTGGTATGATGGAGAATTGATTGCAAATAGTTTTCAAGAAACACAAAGTCAGACCAGAAGGAAAGGAAAAAAGAAAGACTTAGTTTTCAATATTTTTGACTATTTGTTAGAAGGAGAGGTTAAAGAGCAAAAATGTTCTCACACTTATAGACAGAGAAGAGTTTTTCTAAACCAGATATTCCAAGGTATAGAAAAATGGAAACATGTAAAACTTGTTCCAATTATAGCAGAAGGTACTTATGACTATAACTGGGTGATGAAGATTTTAGACAATTATACCTCAAAAGGTTCAGAAGGAATTATGATAAACTTAGACGAACCATACGAATTCAAAAGAACTGAAAATCTAATCAAAGTCAAGAAAATGTACACCCAAGATTTGAGAGTTTTGGACATTGAGGAAGGACAAGGTCAAAATCAAGGGAGATTGGGAAATGTCATCGTCGACTATAAAGGTTACAAAGTTGGAGTAGGCTCAGGATTTAAGAAAGAAGAACGTGAATATTATTGGAAGCATCCAGAAGAAATCATTGGAAAAATCGTCGAAGTTAAAGCTTTTGAAGAAACAACAAACCAAGAGGGTGAACTATCATTGAGGTTCCCAGTTTTCATCAGAATTAGAAATGACAAAGACGATGTTAGTTATGATTAGAAAGGAAGTGAGAAAATGAAAACATTTAGACTATGTTATATTGACCAGAATGACGAATATTCTGAAAGCTTAATGCTATACTTTACAGAGAAGGACCCAAAAGAACAGTGGGGTGACGATTGGGACGATGCTCCTTATGAACATAATGCTGGAACTCCATATACCGATGACTATCGTCAACCAGAACAAGGAGTAGAAAATGGGAGAGGTATATACCCAAAAATTGAAATCAAGAAAATCTATATCGAACCATCAGATTGGAAAACTCACTTCTTTACACCTAGGACTGGAACAATCAATTCTCCATACTCGGTTGAAGACATAAACAAAGGAGCTACACCTTGGTTAGTCGTTAAAGTTGACAAAACAATTAAGGCCATCTTCGATGCTAGAACTACTTATGAAGAATTTTTGGAAAAAGTTAGAAAATTACCAATAGACATATATGTCAGAGAGGAGAAGAATTATGAATAAGTCAAAAATTCAACAACAAACTAGACAATTAAAATCATACATAGACGACATCGAATTAGAGGTCAGTAGACCAAACCCTAACTATATGTACGTGCAATCAAAAGTCAACGTCTTACCGATGTTGATTAAAGAATTGCAAAAGGAGTTGGAAAAATGAACATCTATCTATGTAGACCATTAGTTGAATATGTACCAAAGATGGAGAATGGTGAAATTACAAAATGCCCAATCTGTGGGAGAGAATGTTGGAAGAGACCAGACCTTGAGGCTGATGTCAAGAAAACTTATGACCAAGTAATCGATTCTTGTACAGAATGTGCTATAAAATTTAGGAGGTAAAAATGGAACACCGATTTAGATGTTGTATTTGCAAAAAGACTTTCACTGGTTATGGAAACAATCCTTGGCCTTTGAAAGATAAAGGTAAATGCTGCAATTCTTGTAATGATGATGTAACGATGGCAAGATTGGCTTTAATGATAGGAGGTAGAGAAAAAGATGAAGAATTACTTAGAAAACGAAAATCTCAGAAGAGCCAAAATGTGTGACAATAATATTCGAGACAAAATGAGAGCCATCACAAAAGAGATTTGGGAGGTTGAAAAACCCAATAAGAAATACCTATTGGAAAAATTAGACTCCGTAGCATGGGACATCAATGTTTTAATTAGAATGTGTAAAGGAGAAGATGAAGATGAGGAACATGTTGAATAGAGACGAATTACGAAGATTGGAAAAGGCTGCCAGAGAAAAAGACAAACGACATCTCAAAGAATGGGCAATGAGTTATGAAGATATGCTCAGAAGAGAATATGAAAAAGCTTACGAGGATGAAATCCAAAATGCTATTAACAGTTTTCTCGTAGCCATAGCTTATACTTTACACTTCAGTGAGACCACACATTTTGGACCCAAAAAATTACCAGATTTTATGGAAGATTTGATGGTGACAGTTGACATGTATCGAACCGGTGAATACAAACCCGATGAATATTTGGAAGAACTAAAAAAGTGTGGAATTTATTTCGAGAAGCATGACTGGAACAAAATCTACAGAGAAAAAGAAGGACTATACCAAAGAGCAGTTCTCAGAGCCAGAGAGTATTTACAGACCAACGATGACCTTGTTGGTCTTCAGAAAATTTTGATGGAGGTGGACGATGGAAATTCCAAAGAGTAATTTCAAAATGCCAAGATATAATCTCGAAGCAGACTTGACAAAAGATGAGGACCAGTCAATTTACTCTATCACTCAAACCGTGGTTACTCAGATTGTCAAAGAACAGGATGAATATACCATAGCACAAATTGAAAAATATGTCAAAGAAAAACAACAAGCTGGAGAAATCATCTCTTCGAATATTATTGGAGAAGGTAAACTTAGACACATTATCAATTTGGGAATAACAATTTACTGTAAACAACAAGGTCTTCCAATTTCACCAGAGGACTTATTTACACAAGAAGATTACATTGAATATCTAAACCACAGACTAGACAAAGCAGAAGAGAGAATTCTTGAACTGCAAAGAGAGTTGGAAAATCAGAAAGGAGAAGAAAATGAGTAAACCATTCGAGGAGATTGTTCAAGACAGAAGAATTTTGAAAGTTTACAAATCAATAAAAACTGACAAAGTTGCAAAATTAAAAGTTGAGGTTAGGTCTAATAAAGCAAGTGACAAATGCCTTGTTTCATTGACCATTTGTAAAGGTTGGGAACATTTGGGTGTTTCTCACAAAAACAAAATTCCGTCTTGGATGACAATGCAAGAAATGAAGGAACTGTTCTTCTATGATGATGAAGAATGCTTCCAATTACACCCTAAGGCAGATGATTATGTCAACAACAATGAATATACTCTCCACATTTGGAGACCATTGGAAGAAAAATTACCAATTCCTCCAAGTATATTGGTTGGCTTTAGACCTAATCACATTGAAGAAGATATGGAAGCAGCTAAGAAACTTCACGAAGACATTGATATGCCTTTAACAGAAGAAGAGATTAGGTGGTTGTATCTGTCATCGACACCAGAAGGACAAAAGAAACTAAGTAAAGAAATTGAGACAAACCCAGAAACTCTGATGAAACTAGCACTCAAGATGGGTATAATCTAGAAAGGAGATGCAATGTACAATTTATGTGAAACTAACAAAAAGGTGCCATCTTATTACACCATCAGAGGATTGTACAGAAGGTCTTCTAACAAAAGACTAAACTTGCAATTCAAAATCTATGACAATTTACAACAAGAATATTTTGAAAAAGTTGTGAGTGGAAACAAGTCAATTGTTTATGATAATGTCCACATCATTTTGGAAGAATTCCAATTACAGAATTTATCTGATGAACAACTTTGGGAAATCACAGTCATAACTTGGGAAGCACTAAAGAAGAAATACAATACTTATATGTACATCGGACTAAATGAAACTTTTAAAGAAGTAGAAAAATATTTGAAAAAGGAGAAAATCAATTATGGAAGACTTAGAAAATATGGTAGACCTAGTGACAGCCAGTCTGAAATCACAAACCTCGGTTTTGGTCAACGTACAAATTCCTGACGAAGGTAGCCAATATGATGTTCTGTTCGCTTATAACTTCAACAATTTTGGCTATCACCAAAGAGGAATTGTTCCATCAGATTTGCTCATTGGAGTTATTGGATTAGGATGCTTTGGATTTAGAACTGACATCTCAGAAAGTGCAGAGGGATATTATTATGAAAAATTGCATGTACAAAGTCCAGCCTTAACATTATTCTTCAATGAAGTCAGAAGGAGGTTAAGTGATGACGTATAACCCAGATAAGGTCGAATATTACTTGAATATCGCAGAAGCAGTTGGAAAGAAAGGAACTTGTTTGAAAAAGAAATGGGGTTGTATTATTGTAAAAGACAATGTCATTGTTTCAACAGGTTATAATGGAGCACCTAGAAAAATACTTGATTGTCAAACCAAAGGTCATTGCAGTCGTGAGAATTCTGAACGAGGCACAGATTATGCTTTTTGTCCAGCAGTACATTCTGAACAAAATGCTATAATTTTTGGAAATCGTGCAGACATGAAAGATGCAGACATGTATTTGGTTGGAATTGAAATGTGTCATCCCGGTTGGAGATATGTTCGAAAGCCAGCTCCATGTTCATTATGCAAACGTATGATAATTAACGCAGGCATCAAAAGAGTATTTGTTAAAACAGAAGAGAAACAATTCGAATGTTTCGATGTTACTCTTTGGGATGAGAATGATATAACGGGAGGTTATTAGAATGTTAGAAATTAACGGAATTTGGTACGATGCCAAAAATATTCGTAAAATGAAATTCGAAAACGAACGTGTATATGTTTACTTTTACCAAGAAGAAGAACCCTTGGAAATGTTAGCAAACCAAAATCAGTTCAACTATTTAGTAGCTAGGGTCACATCAGCCAAAGCTATGAACAAATAGAAGAAAATCCATTGAGAGGAGGTGAGAAAATGACAGAAGACCAAGAATACATCAAAGAGCATTTGGGTGAAATTGCTAAGCAAGTGGAAAGTATGCTCCCAGAAGGAAGTGGATTTATTTTGTTTGCTTTTGACTTTGGAGAAGATAATTCACGAAGAATGCAGTATATTAGCAATGCCAACCGAGAAGATGCTTTCAAAGCCTTAGAGGAATTTATGACTAAGATAACAGAAGAAAAATATGGAAAACATTTGGACACAGAAGGAGGTGATAGCTAATGTGGTTAGTTTTTCTGATACTTTTAGACCTTTATCTAATTGTCAAAATCATTAGAACTTTTCTAGATATTTTAGACTTCTTTGAAATGAAAAAGTCTGCCAGAAAAATGGCTGAAATTTGGAAGGAGAGCATCGATGATAGATGTCAATGTTGTGAAGAAGATAAAGCAAAAACTCGACCAACCAGTTACGGGAAGCATGCTCTTTAAATTTCTAATTTGTTTGAATATTGTAGTATTAGCTTTCTGTATAAGAATTGCCAATGTCAGAACCACACAGGATGAGGAAACATTGGAATACATAAACTATTTAGAAGAAATTGTCGAAAAAGACAATGAATATCGTAAAGTCCTTTGGGACTACATAAATTATTTGAAAGAACATTGAAAATTTGAAGGGAGAAAGAAATATGATAACTTTAATTGTAGCAGGAGTAGTTTTATTACTTCTAATCATATTTGTAGCATTAAGCTACATCAAATGTCCACCAGATATGGTATACTTAATTTCGGGTCTAAAGAAAGAACCCCGAGTTTTAATTGGAAAAGCTGGAATAAGAATTCCATTCTTTGAAAGAGTAGACAAATTAACTTTGGAACTAATACAAATTGACGTTAAGACTTCAAAAGTTCCAACTGCTGATTTCATAAATGTTGATGTCGATGCCGTAGCAAATGTCAGAATTCCAAAAGACAACGAGTTGATACAAGTTGCAGCTAGACACTTTCTAAACCAAGACTCTCGTTATATTTCAGTCAATGTACAACAAGTATTAGAAGGAAACATGAGAGAAATTATTGGACAATTGGATTTAAAATCACTTGTGAATGACAAACAAAAATTTAGTCAGAAAATACAAGAAAATGCTAAAGACGACATCAATGCTATTGGACTTGAAATTGTAAACCTAAATGTACAATCTTGTACTGATGAAAACAATGCAATCAATGACTTAGGAATTGACAATTTAGCACAAATCCAAAAATCAGCTAAGATTGCAAAAGCCCAAGCTGAAAAAGAAATCAAGATTGCCGAAGCACAAGCTGATGAAGAGGGTGCAAAAGCTAGAGCAGATGCCGATGCAAAAATAGCTGAACAACAAAAAGAATTGGAAATTAAGAGAGCTGAGTTCAAGATTGAACAAGACAGAAAGAAAGCCGAAGCAGACACAGTCTATGAAATCCAAAAAGCTCAACAACAAAAATTAGTAAATGAAAACGAAGTAGCAGCTGAAGTAGCTAAAGCAGAAAAAACTACTGAACTTAAAGAAAAAGAAGTAGCATTGAAAGAAAGAGAATTGGATGCATTGGTTAGAAAACAAGCTGACGCAGACAGATATAAAATGGTCCAAGAAGCTGAAGCCCAAAAAGAAGCCAGAATCGCTAGAGCTCAAGCTGAAAAAGAGGCTGCAACACTTGAAGCCGAAGCAATCAAAGCAAAAGCTATCGCTGAAGCTGATGGAATAAAAGCTAAATTGGAAGCAGAAGCAGATGGTATAAAAGCCAAAGGATTGGCCGAAGCTGCTGGTATTGAAAAGAAAGCAGAAGCTCAAGCTAAAATGAAACAGGCTTCTATTGTGGAAATGATTTGTAAAGTCTTACCAGATATTGCAAAGGAAGTCTCTACTCCACTTGCAAATGTTGATACTATCACAATGTATGGTGACCAATCAACCAAGTTAGTAGAAGAAAATACTCAGAAAATAGACAAAGTCTTGAAGGTGGCCCAAGACAGTTTAGGAATAGACTTGAAATCATTAGTTGCTGGATTTGCTGCTAAGACATTAGTTGACAAATCAGAAAAACCAAAGAAAGCCGATGAATAGACACTTTGAGGAATGGTTATTGGAAGAAGGTTGGTTACAATGTGAAACCTTAAGTGGAGACTGGTGGTATGAAAACACTAGAACTGGTGAAAAACTACCACCTTTCACCCAACCAATTCCAAAATACAAAGAACCCGAAAATTGTGGCCACATCAAAATACCTAAGATAGACATCGACCAAGTAAATAAGTATAAAGGAGTGTAATATATGAAGACATATACGGACGAAGAATTTTTCAAATGTAGATTGAGAGGAGCAAACAATGTAATCAGAGCTGTATTTGGCACAGACCCTAAGTTTGAAAAAATTCCACCTTCTGTTCTTAAGAATGCTGCTAATCGAGGAACAGCAGTTCACCAATATATCGAGACTTATTTGAACAATTTTAAAGAAGGAAAGGACGAAACTCCAGAGATAGATTTGGAGTATGACATTTATGCTTACTATTTTGGAAAATGGAAAGAAGAACGAGCAACTATAATGGAGGTATATGAAACCGAACGCAAGATAATGTCAGAAGAATTAGGATGCAAAGGAATTATTGACTGTATAGCTAAAATCAAGACAGACACAGATGATGAAGCCAAGATTTGTATGATAGACTGGAAGACATCAAGTAATTTGGACCATTTTAGAACCCAATGTCAACTACAAATTTATTATGAAATGATGGACCAAGAATACCCAGAATTAGCAAAACAAATTGACGAGCTAAGAGTACTTTCATTGACAAAATATGAGTATAGGTGGTTCAAGTTCCCAATAAACAGAGAACTTGGAAAAAGCATTCTATACTTATACAATAACTTTTTCAGAGAAGAAGCTGAAAAAGAAAAAGAAAAGAAAATTGAACTTGATTAGAAAGGAGTTAGCATGTTTACCAAGTATGCAAGAGGAATGGTGTATTGGGCAGACATTCCAAGATATGAAAACAACCCCAATGTCCAATCTGGTATGAGACCATGCATAATTGTCTCAAACGATATTGGAAATCAATTTAGTAAAGTTGTAACAGTAGTCCCATGTACAACTAATACTGACCGAAACCCAGAACAAGTTACTCACATGATACTTAAATTGGGAAGAGACGAAGACAGTTTAGTTCTTTGTGAAAATATAATGACTATAAACAAGGATTTACTTAAAGGATTTATGGGTATGTTAGGTGAAGACTTAATCGATGAACTTAACAAAGCATTGTCAGCTACTTTAGGATTAGTTAAAGTAGCCGAACCAAAGATAAAAATCATCGAAAAGACGAAAGAAGAGAAATTAGAAGAAAAGAAGAAAATGAACCGAGGTCGTAAAGTCTCTGGTCCAACAGAAATGCAAAAATTTCTGAATTATGCAAAAACACATACTCGAAAAGAAGTGATGGCAGAATATGGAATACCAAGTGAAATGGCTGTCACTCAAAGAACAAGTTATTATCGAAAAAAGTTGAAAATAAACGATAAAATGGAGGCTGGTCGCTAATGAGTAAAATCTATATACATTATGGTTCTAACGAATTCAAACCGGAACTCTTCAAACCAGTTAAGAACGAAATGATGTTCACAAAACCTAAAGGTGGTCTTTGGGCATCTCCAATTAACGCTAAAGAGAGTTGGAAAGAATGGTGTGAAAGAAATGACTTCCACTTAGAACTTTTAGAAAAATCATTTGTCTTTGTTCTAAAACCAGATACCAAAGTATTATTTATTGACGATGTCAAACAATTGGAGAATTTACCAAAAGTCCAAAACCCAGCGATTTTCGATAATTTCAAGTTATGGACTTGCTTAGATTTTGAAAAGCTATCCCAAGAATACGACGCTGTTGAAATCACATTGTCTGAGGAAAAATCACACCGAGGTGAATTCTGGGGCGGTCTATATGACAAACTATATGGATGGGATTGTGATAGTATTTGTATAATGAACCCAGAATGCATTAACACAAATCCAGAAATTACTATTACTCCTATTATAGAACAAAAACCAGAGGAACCTGGTGATACATATAAGCAATATGTTGTCAAAGGTTATAAAATCAGCCAAAATGGAGAAGCTCTGTAAAAACCGGAGCTTCAAAATCAATTTTAAGACAGTTTTAAATATCAAGCCATATAATTACCTTAGCTAAAATGGAGGTGAAATGATGAACTATTACGAATGCAGGAACTTTGGAATAAAGTATAAAGTTTTTCTTTATATCGATACAAAAGAATATCTGGCAGACAGAATATTTTTGGACCATAAGGTCCGTGTGAAATGGACCAGACAATTTTCTCACAAAAACTCACCTTATTTGGTCATATTTTGTAAAGTTCCAAAGAAAGAGGTCGCAAGATTTAAAATGGCAATGAGTGATTTGGAAAAGAAAATGCTAATCTATGGTTACACAGACTACATGGACCTTAGTAAAAGCATTATAGATGAAATTACAGAGGAGGTAGAATTCAGTGGAAGAAAGAAGAGAAATTGACAAAATTCTGGAAAAGGAATATAATGTACCTGAAGAAATCGAAGAACTCGCTAATGATTTAGGTGGAGGTTGGTGGAATTACCGACTAATCGAAAAGGAAAGTCATTGGACCAATAAAGCTGGCAAAGAATATTTCGAAAAATATTTTGAGATACACGAAGTTTATTATAAAGGCGATGGAGAAATTTGGGGTTGGTCTGAAAACCCGATGAGTATTTACTTCGAAAACTTCAAAGAAGTAGGTTATCTTGTAAAACAAATTAGAGCTGCTACTCGAAAACCTGTTCTGAAACTTGTGGAAGGTGAAGACGGAGAGGAAGAGTTGGTTCCAACGATGAAAACTCTAAAGGAATATAAAAAAGTTGACCTTTCAAACTGGTGCTCAGAAGATTTTTGGAAAGAAATTGAGGAGACAGAAAATGAAACAAGACGAAAATAAAGTCAAAAAGTCAGTTCAAGAATATCTCGACTCCTTAGGTGCTTACCATTTTAAAGTACACGGGTCAATTTATATGAGGGCTGGAATTCCAGACATTGTTTGTTGTTACAAAGGAAAATTCATTGGAATAGAAACTAAAGATGGAAATAATAAAGCCAGTGAATTGCAATTAGCTCACGGTCGAAAAATAGAACGAAATGATGGCATCTTTATCATAGCGTACTCTGTCGATGACGTGAAGGAGGTATTTGTAAAATGTGGGTTAGTAGAATGAAAGACAAACACTGCACAGGATGCAAATGGCACATGCAATTTGGAGGACTAGACTGTTGTGATAGACCAGAAAATAATATTAGAGTAATAAAACCAAAACAACTTATTTGTTTTCATAAAAAAGAAGGCAAATGGTATAAACCTGGAGAAGAACCAATAGAAAAGGAGGAAAAGTATGGATGGTATGATTAAAGGTGGGGCTCAACACTTTTTAGATTATAAGGAAGTCGTTGAAATCAAAAATCCCCAATCAGAATTAGCTCAGACTTTGGTTGACAACATCAAGCAAACTTTACTTGAGCAAATTCGAGTTGAAACACCTAACACGATAAATTATGACAAAGCTTTCAGAATTCAAGTCAGACTTCTAGACGATATGAATTTAGTCGGAAAACTAGAAGAAATTCCAATTTTGGAAATTCCTCTTCGAATTCCTGGAATGGATTTAGAAAGAGAAAGTCGAATATACCTTGACGAAAAACCTCTAAAGTTTAGAGACAGATTAAAAATATTATTGAAAGGAAGATTAGATTAGCATGTTACCAACAATTAAAATTTACAAAATGGATTGGAATTTTCTAATCCAAAACTATTTGGACAAAAGATTATGGAGTAAAGATTGGACCTTGTTTGAGTATAAAGGATTTAAGGTTAGTATTAGTTTGTATAACATTTATACGAAGAACGAGAAAATCTATTTTGAAATTTCTCTATCACACAAAGAACCAGAAGAAAATTATATTGTAACCAAGACAAAACAAATCGACTATTCACTAAAGATTGACGATGTGAAATTTTTAAAGAAGAAAATCAATTCTGCAATCTGGGAGTTATTTGTTTCTGGAGAATGTGACTGGTACATTCGATATGAGGACCATTACTCTGAACTCGTTGAACTCAGAGAAGAAGAAAAGGAAAGACTGGAGAAAATTGCTGAAGAATTCTTAGATGAGCATGACATCGACAATGAACACATCAGAGAAGCTTATGTTGAAGCTTATGTCGATGAGTATGAAAAGACTTGGGACATGATGAGAGACTATGAGGCTCACAGAATGTACAATGCTTTGCCAGATTTGTTTTTGGTTTGGTTAGACTCTTTGGAAGAAGATGACCCAATCAAACGTGAAACTTTAAAAGAAAGAGTTGGTTCAGACACAATCAATAAAATTATGAAAGAAATTGAGGAATACCAAAGATACATCGAAACTGAAGAATGGGAAGAAGAAATGAAATCAAACCTAGAGGAGGTATAGTTATGAGCTCAATAAATGAGAGATGCAGTTTATGCTTCAGAAAAGAAAAACCAGAAGATTTAGTTAGCAAAGATTCTTTACAACTTTGTCCAAAATGTTACAAGAAGTATGAAGAATCTCCATACAATCAAAGAGTAATGCTTTTGAATTCTGTAAAATGCTATAGAAAACTCATAGCTCGTTATGAAGATACATCTGGAATTAAGATAGACACCGATTTTGGAGGAATTTCATAGCCAATTATGGAAAGTTGAAGAAAAACGAGGTCCTAAAATCAATTTTAAGGGCCTTTTTATTTGTCCGATGATAAATTACCTTAGTAACCTAGGGTCAGTCAATCTAGGGCTAACCTGAGGTCACTCACTGCCTTTTGATGATTTTACCTCATTTATAAAACCACTATTTTGAAAGAAAAAACCTAAAAACCTTAACAAATTTCAAGAAAACTGTTTACTTTTCTCGAAAAGTATGGTATAATGATAATGAGAACTATGGGGAAAGGAGAAACCAATATGGATTTTGTAAAATCACTAGGAGGCAGAGAAAAATATTATCAGAGAACAAACGTCAAGGATTGTGTGATTAGAGCCATCTGTAATGCCACAGGAAATGATTATAAGAAAACGTATGACGAAGTAAAAACAGAACTCATCATATATAATAGGAAACTTTACAGAAGTTCGACGAAACATAATTCACCTCGAAACGGAGTTCCTCACAATGTCACCAAAAAATACATTGAAAAAGTTTTAGGATGGACTTATCATAAAATAGAACCGGGCTCAATTCTTGGAGAATACGAATTTGGAAAAGGAATCTTTCTTGTGAACTTGAACAGACATGTTACATGCATTAAAGACGATGTACTATATGACAGTTGGGATTGTTCACAAGGAAAAGGTCGAAAAAGAAACCCAATGATATTAGGGTATTGGTCAAAAGAATAAGGAGGTAGATTTGAATGGAAGTCAAAATTAAAATATCAGCAAATAAGGTTTGGGATTTGAATAACTTTGGGGATATAAAATCAGACATTCTAACAGAGTTATTCAAAGACCCAGAAATCACCAAAAGAAATTCTAACGTAGTTGAAAGCATAGAGAACATGTTATATGATGGACACCAAGTAACAGCAATTCAATATGACGCATTGACATCTCGAGCAATATTACATGTAAATTTGGAAAGGTAGGAAACAATATGAGAAAAGGAATTGAATTTACAATGGACGTTGAAACTATAACTGACTTTGACGAATTCAACAGTCATACTGAACTCATCACTGAGTTACAAGAATTGGTTAACAAAGTTGATTATGGAGCACAGATTGGCTTCAATGATAGAAACATACTAATGTTCCACGGTAATATAATGAGTTTTACTAAAAAAGAATGTGAAGCAAAATACACATTACTCAAAAGTGAATATACTAGAATTCTAAGTAAATACTATGGAAAAGTAAAAGTTATTGACAGAATGAAGCTGTATTTTACACACTTATAATATGAAGAGAAATCTCGACAACTTTTCTAAAACCTGTTTACTTTTTTCGCAAAATGTGGTATAATAAAATAAAAAGAGGGGGGTTTGATGGAAATGGCTAAATTAGTAGAAAAAATGGAATTGGACAAATTATCACTACAACAACTAAAATCAAAACTCGAAGATTTAGAAAATCAAGAATTTATGTTAGAAATGATAGACACATGGACATCTGAAGATTACAAATATTCAGATGAGATACACGAACAAATAATGGCAGTAAAGAAAGAAATCATTGAACATGAAGATGCAGTCTATGGTCTTGGAATATGATTTGAAAGGAGTTGGTTAGAATGAGATACAGTAGAACTGAAATCAAACACTATTTAAAGGATGACCCATACACAACACCAGAACTACTTAACAAATGGGCATGCCAAGTATTTATTCATCCATTAGACCCAGAATATGCTCAAAGAATAGAAAATGGCCAAAGTGATTTCGTCACTCTACTAATTGGAAATAGCTGGGAAGAAGTAAACAACCAATTCAAACAAATGGAAGGAGATGATTAGAATGGACAAAACCAAAATTTTAGAACTAATCAAAGGTTTAGCAAAATCACAAGGCTTCTATGGTAGACTACTTGAAAGCATAAACGAAAATCCTGAAATTTTAGACCATTTGGAACAACAAAATTTTCAAGAAGATTTGGACTTAATTTTATATCTTGAATGTTAAAGGAGGTAGATTATTATGACCAACTATGAACTAATCAGAAAATTTAAAGATGGAGCAACAAAAGGAATAGCTGGACACTTATACATCAAAGGTGATGAACTAATCAATTATTCAACTGTAATTGCATATAGAGATGAGAATGGAAAATTCCACTTAAATACTCAATACTACTCAAGAACAACTAGCAAAATCCAAAATTATTGCAAGACCTTACTTGACACTGACATCGTCGAAGAGTATGAAGGTTCAAGAACTTATCTTTGGAATGCTGGTTATATGGGAGCACCAACCATCAGAGCAAAGGATGTATACTAAAATGGGTCAAAGGACAATTGATATAAGTGGAAACAAATACAATAAATTGACAGTTCTTGGTCTTGACCATATTTTCAAAAAGAATGGCAAGACCAGAACTTACTGGAAATGTCAATGTGACTGTGGAAAGATAGTGATAAAACGCAAAGACGAATTCATCTATCCATACAGTAAAACAAAATCCTGTGGTTGTTGGCATCGTCAAGAAAGTAGCATGAGACCAAAAGACCATCAGACTGGAAAATATATCAGAAGGAGAGAAGATTATGAACATTTGTGATAGTTACCGTGGTGGATACACAATTCAACATTGGAAGGGAGGTGAAAGACCAATGACCAATGAATATGTAGACGAAAGCAGAGATAGGGATGTACACTTTCTCTTTGACAAAGAAAAATGGTGTGACAGAAAAATTGGAGACATGACAAGTTCTCATATTATCAACACTTTGCTAATGTTAAGGAGAAGAGCTAACGAATTCAAACTAAACTATGAGCTATTTGTAATTGATAACATGAACAATGACTTGTTAGTTCCAAAGGATGACATCAAAAAATTAGCACCAAGACCAGCTAACGACTGGGTAATTGAAACCCCAATCTATTTGGCTCTGATGGAAGAACTAGAAAAACGTGGATTGGCTGATTATTTCGACTTAGTTATTGAAAGAACAAAAAGAGAGGAGGAGAAATGATGGAAGAAAATGAAGTAGTAGAACAATCATTAGACACAATCGCTCAAGGATTGGCTCCAAAGGATTTTGCCAAAAGGTACAAAAAGATGTTAGCATTGAAAGCTGAACTTGAAAAAGAAGAAAAAGAATTCAAAGACAAGTTAGCTGAGATGTGGGGCAGTTTAACAGATGCACCAAACTCAATTGTATTGGATGGACTAAAATTCACTTATGTTCGACCAAGCAAAAGAAAATCATTTGACAGCAAGAAATTTCAAGAAGACCATCCAGAAATCTATGACAAATATGTCAAAGAGTCTGAGGTTAAAGCAAGCATTAGAACATCCGTAGAATACTAATTGGAATCGGATGGAAAAAGTAGTAAAACATTGAGATTATGCTCTGGATGTGGTATAATAATACTATAAACATCTCGAGAAAACTGACATAATCGAATGTAAAAATCCATATAGTAAAGGAGGAGAAAGATATGGAAGAAATAAAATTCAAAGTTCCAAAATCTCAACTAAGAAAGGTAGCAAAAGCTGAAAGCAAAGAGGGAGAAGCAAAAATCACTCTTAAAGCTGGTTATTTTACACCAGACAACAAATCAGAAATAGTTGCTAAAACAGAAAAAGAAGCAATCAGAACTTTAAGACTTTCAAGAAAAGAAAAAGTTGAGAAAGCTGCTAAAGCTGAGAAAAAAGAAACAGCAAAAAAATAATTTAAAAAGTTACTAATAAACTGTTTACATTTTAATGGGAGTGTGATATTATAATAAGGTCATACTCCTATTATTTTTGTCTAAAGTGATAGAGTAATGATGGACCAACTATTTAAGTCCTAAAACTGAATAAGACTCTAAAAGGAAAGGAGGACTAAAGGATGCGTATCTGGTTATATGGAGCACCGTTTAGTGGAAAAACAACATTTGCTAGCCAATTTCCTGGAGCAAAAATAATTTCAACAGATGGAAATGCAGAAGGTTTATTCAAGAAAGAAGACATCATTAGAGTTAGAAATTATAAAGACCTTGAAAATGCAATTTCTGAGTTGAAAAAGAATTCTCCAGAGTGGTTAGTCATTGATGTTATTGACTACCTTTATGACATTTGTAGAACTTACGTCCTTGACAAAAACAATGTTGAAGACGAAGGAGATATTCCATACAGAGGTTATAAGATGGTACGTCAATTTTTCTGGGGTGTAATCACAAAAATCTCTAACTTATGTGACAACATCATATTTATTAGCCACGAAGATGTTACAACTGAGAAAAATAAATTTGGTAGAGAAATCACAAATTATGTACCAAAATTTGAAAGCAAAATGCTAACACAAATGACTGGTATTATGACAGTAGTTGGAAGATGTTTGAAAGAAACCTCTGAAAAGAACGACTCAGCTTATGTTCTAAGAATAGGACATAATGATAATGAGGTGGGTGGAACACGTTTCAAACTAAAAGAAACACAAATTCCACAAGGGTATGACAATTTTATGAACAATATTGTCAAAGAATAATCACGTGAGACTTGACCGCAGGAAGGCAAGCAGTGAATAGAAAGGAAATTCAAAATGGACGAATTGAACGATTTAGATGAAATCTTTAACGACATTGAGAAAAATGAAGGAGTAGAAGAAGCAGCTGGTGGCTTCAAAGAAATCGAAGATGGAGAATATGAAGCAGAAGTAATTGGAGCTGAATTCGGAAACTCTAAAAAGACAAACGCTAGAATGGTTACAATAGAATATGGTCTAGAAGACAGTAGACACAAATGGCAATATCTAATGCTAGATGGAAAAGATGATGAACAAACAAGAAGAAACATTGCAACATTTGTTACAACTATGAAGAAATTTGGATTAGAAGCTAAGGATGTTAAAGGTTATGTTAGTCAATTAGAAAAACTTGAAGGAAGAGGATGTACTCTAGTTTTGACAACTGGAAAAACAGGCTTCCAAAGAGTTAGTGTAACACCACATGACTAAGACTCCTTGAGGGGCTAGTGAAAACTGGCTCCTTATTTATTATAAATAGGAAGGAGAAATCAGAATGGCAACATTAGTATATGACTTCGAAGTATTTAAGTTTGATTGGACTGTTACTTTCAGGGAAGGAGATAAATATTACCAATTCCATAACGATGTTCCAGGATTTCAGAAATTCTATGAACAACACAAAGACGATTTATGGGTGGGACATAACAACACTCACTATGACACTGTTATCGCTAGACTATTAGTTCGTGGAATAGATGGTCTCGAACTAAAACTTGCTTCAGATGATTTAGTTAACGATAAAAAGAACATTGTGATGAGAAAATACAATTTGTACAAAGTTCCAATAAATGACTTGGACCTTATGCAAGACCAGATGTTCGTCTCATTGAAAGAAGTAGAAGGATTTTTAGGACTTGAAATTCACGAGTCTGAGATTGACTTCACTTTAGATAGACCATTGACCAAAGAAGAAGTAGAATTGGTTTTGAAATATAACAAAGACGATGTCGATGCAACCTATGAAGAACTAAAAATCAAGTACGACCAAGTTCTTTCAAAAGTCAACTTAGTCAAGATGTACAATTTACCAAAGACATATATAGCCAAAACCAATGGACAACTTTCAGGAGAAATTTTGGAAGCAGAGTTCAGAGACTTCAAAGATGGAAAAACACCTTTTGACCCAAAAATCATTCCTTTGACTATTGAAAAATACACAGAGGCTATTGATTATTACAGCAAATGTGATGTTATTCCAGACACCGGTTCAAAACCAATTATGGTGGCAGGAGTTGAACACAATTTGGGTATTGGAGGACTACACGGTGCTATACCAAACTTTATGTATGAAGGAGAATTATGGTTAGTCGATGTAGCTTCATACTATCCAAACCTAATGCTAAAGATGGGATTTGTTTCAAGAGGAATTACTCATCCAGAAAAATTCGAACAACTAGTTACTAGAAGATTGACCAATAAAGCAAGAACCGGTGAACTTAAGAAGTTATTGGAAAAAGACCCAGACAATGCCGAATATAAAGCAGAATTGAAAAGATGTAAAGGTGAAACTGGTTCTCTAAAATTAACTATCAATTCTATTTCTGGATGTATGAAGTCAAGATTTAGCAAATTATTTGATGAGAAAAACAACAACAATATGTGTATTTCTGGTCAATTATTACTAATCAATCTCATTGAAAAATTGGAACCATACTGCAGATTAGTACAATCTAACACAGATGGTATTATCATAATTCCTGACGACAAAGAAAAATGTGATGAGGTAATACAAGAATGGATGGACAGAACTCACTTAGTTCTTGAAAAAGACACAGCCCATGCTATCTTCCAAAAAGATGTTAACAACTACATTTTGGTTGAAGACTCTGGGTCTATTCATACTAAGGGAAGAGACGTTGCTCAATATTCATCGAGAAAGGTTCAACACTTAATTCGAAATCACTTAAAAATCTTAGACAAAATGATAGTAGAATTTTTAGTTTATAACAAACCACTTGAAATTGCTTTAGACACACCCCTTTCTGATTTACAAAACATCAAGAAAGTTGGTTCAACCTATGAAGCTGTCTATTGGGAAAAACCAGAAGGACTAGTCAAATGTGCTAATACAGTCAATCGAATTTACCCAACCAAAGACACAAGTTATGGAAAGCTAAAGAAGAAACACAGAGCCAAAGAAAATTTGGACAACCTACCAGACATACCGGAACACTGCATGGTTATCAATGAAAACATTAGAGGTAAAACTTTAGCAGATGTAATAGAATGGATAGATTTAGACTGGTATACAATAGCTGCTAAAAATGCTATTATCAATTATGTTCTAGAGCCATCAGAAAAAACCAAAGGTAAAAAGAAAGACATGAATGTTGACTGGGAGAATGTCCTAAGAAAACTTGGAAGGTTAGAAGGAGGTACACAAAATGTCTAGAATTATCATCGAAGGAGTAGACAAATCTGGAAAGTCTACAATCATTGAGAAAATGAAAAATCAGTTTGAATACGGACTAGCAATTAAAAATATGATAAAACCTAAAGATGCTTCAGAAGAAGAGACTGGAAGAATTATTGATATGTACGACCAGATTCTCAGAATTTCAAGTCAAAGTGATTTGAAAAACCCAAGCAATCGCAACTTCACGTATATCTTAGACCGTTTCTACCAAAGTGAAATAGTATACTCTATACTCAGAGGTAATGACAGGTTTGAGGAAGAAGGGTTTATGGCAGTAGTTGATTTATGGGAAAATAAAATAGCTAAAGACACATTGTTGGTATTGCTTGAAACTGACCCAGCAATAGTAGCTGAAAGATTTAAGACTTGTGGAGAAGATTATGTTAAAGAAGAACAAATCAAAATGTTACAAGAAAGATACAACAGGTGTTTTGAAATGAGCAAACTACCAAAAATCAAACTTGACACCACTCAGCTTGGAATAGAAAAATCATTGGAATTGATTAAGCAAGAAATTGCAAAACTAAATGTTTAGAAAGGAGAAAGATATGAACATTTTAGATTACAAAGGTGACGAATTCCATTATGACACATGGCTTAGAGACATGTATGATAGACAACACAATGTTTATTTAAAATACAAAGAAATTGAAAAGATGCCAGAAAATTTTGGAAGCATTCAAACCAGAGAAACTCAAAAATGGGTTAAGGATTTCATAAACAGAGTTAACGAAGAAGTAGCAGAAAGTTATGAAAGCATCAGAGACCCAAACATGCAAGTATTAGTTGAAAAAGAAGTAAAGAAAGAGAATGGAAGTACTGAAGTTATTAAGTATGACATACATCGTTCTGAGGAATTAGCAGATGCTTTACACTTCTATTTGGAAATGCTAATCATAATTGGAAAAACTCCAGAGTGGTTGATTAGAGCATTCGAAGAATATACTCAAAGAGGAAGAAAAGTTTATGTTGACGACATCATCCTAAACTATTGGGAAGTTAGTTATCAACTTGGTATGCTTGGAAATTGTTTGAAATTAAAACCTTGGAAACAAGATGAGGTTCTAACTGATTTAGATAAAGTAGACCATCAACTTAAAGAAGTATTTTTTGCTTTACTTGATGTCTTTGCTGCCAATGGAAATGACTACAACGACATTTATGATTTATACACTAGAAAAAATCAAGTAAACCAATTTAGACAAAAGTCAGGTTATTAGAAAGGAGCAAAGTTATGGATGAGGAAGTAAAATTCAAAAGAACAATTTTTGAAAAATGTCCTTGGCTTAATTTAGTAATGACCATTATGGTTATGCTATTACAGGTTGTAGTAGCTATCGTTGATGCCATAAGGGGAAGATATCTCTGGACAGTATTCTTTATTCTATTGGCTCTAACTTATCTTTTCTTAATGATACCGATGTCTTATAAACTGATGAAACGTACAATGCAAAATAATAAAGAAATGAGAGACTTAGAAAAACGAATAAATGAAGCAAGAAAGGGATGGAAGCTATGAGAATTTACCAAAATTGTAGAGAAATGATGTCTGAGGTTCATCGTGATTTGCAAGAGATGGGAGTAATCAAACACAACAAGACAGTCCAAGACAAAAACATCGAAGGATTAGACGAATATACAATGAAAGAATTAGTTGGTTATTCATACGCAATCTTAGATTTTAGTGACATGGACCAGATGATAACTGAAAACGGCTTAAGCCTTGAATGGTGTAAAGCTGACTTTGCTGAGAGAATAAGCCCAGAATATATCAACCCAGGAGAGGCTTATAAATTAAGACCAGTTTGGGATGAGTTCTTACATGATGGAACTTTCAGCTATACTTATAATGAAAGAATTAGAACACAATTAGCAAAAACTATAGATGTAATTAAAAACGATGTAAACACAAGACAAGGAATTATTGAAATCTACAACTCAGACAAAGATAGTGAAAACAGAGGTGGAGCAAAAAGAATTCCATGCTCAATGTACTATCAATTTATAACAGACCAAAATGGAAAGTTGGACATAATCTATAACATCAGAAGTAATGACTTTGGTGAGCATTATCCTTACGATATTTGGATGGCTATCTCATTACTAAAATATGTAGCCAATCAATGTGGTCTTGAAGTTGGAAAGCTAATTTATTTTGCTGGTTCGCTTCATGCATTCAAAAAGGATTTGCCTACTACTTTTTAGTTGGTCATTATTCTATTAGCTCAGGGCTCATTGATTGGTGATTTTAGCTAAGGTAATTATATGGGTCAAAATATAAAAGGACCTTAAAATCAATTCTGAGCCCTCGCTTTTTATAAAATATCAATGAAAATTAACAAAATAAAGGGATTGGAGGTATTTTATGAAAGAAATGTATTTGCATTGTTTGAAATATAACAAGTGGAAAAAGAAAGAAGAATTTGCTAAAACTACAACCATAACTGAAAAGTGTGAAGAGCCAAAGAAAGTCAACTGTGGTCTATGCGAATTCAATAAAATTGAATGGGTGGAGGCTGATTAGATGACAGTTAAAGATTTGAAAAATCAACTTGACAAAATGGAAGATGACCAAGAAGTCATCATAAAATTTGCAGTTAGTCCAACAGATTTGACAGGTTACTATTTAGATATTATGAGAGTAGAAAAAGAATGGGGTGAAAACCCAAGAGCTTTTATTTATGCTAGTTTTGATACTGATAAAGAAACTCTGTCAATGTTTGGACAACCAGATTTAAAAGAATTATACGAAAGAGATGTGATGGGTCTATGGTCGAAAGACACTATCATAGATGAAACTTGGAAAGATGTTCTGGGAATTAGCACTGATGGCCACAGACGATAAAGAATTACCAAAAGAACATCGAATAGGAGAAGTACTTTGCTCGGCCTGTAAATGGTACGAAGGACCTAACTGGAAACCCAACTGGGGTGAAAGATATTGTCACCATCCCAAAATCTTTAGAACAGGATTAGTCAATACGACTTGGGGATGTGAAAGATGGGAGGCAAACATGAAAGATGAGGAAAGACCAAAATGTCTCAAAGCTTTGGAAAATGTAGTTGAAAATGGAAAAGCTATAAGTAATGACTGGTTGGTGGCTAACATCAAAGAGACTTTGGTTTATATTCAAAAGTTACAATCTGATTTGTATGCTGCTAATAACATCGTGAGTGATTATGTGGACACAAGTTCAACAGATAAAGCCAAAATAGCTGAACAAAAGAAGAGGATTAGAAATTTACTAGAGAATGCCAACATTATGATAGAAGAATACGATGAACTTGAAAAGGAAAGAGATTACTGGAAGGAACAATTGGTTCTATTTGGACATCATAATTTGGAAGAATTAGAAAAACAGTGGGAAGAAAGGAGTCAAGTCAATGGGTCCAAAGTATGATAATATTTACACATTGAACGATATGGACAAAATTCCCAACGTGTTTCATTTTAGAAATTACAGGGATTGTCTATATGGACTAAGTGACGTGGTTATATCACTTAGAAAAGGAATGTTTGCCAAGGAAAATATTTCACTTTATATTCAGTTCGACGATTTGGATGGATTGGACAAACTAAATTTTCGAAGACCTAGAAAGCATGAGTTATTACGTAAAAGATATGTCAATGAAGACAATTGGAATTTAGCTTTATTGCAATTCAATGAAGAAGACAGAGTTTATTATGAATTCGAAGAACAAACCAAGTCGAGAGGAAATCACTCAGCTGGCAAATGTTTGATAGATTTTGAAATCTCCAGCACCAATGAGATGGGAGCTAGAATTTGCACTGTCAATATGAGAGCATCTATCGTTCCTTATAACCTATACTATGACTTAATACTCATACACAATCTAATTACTGAGGCAAAGCAAAAATGTGGCTTTATGGGTGTTAGTCTTATAATAATTAACATTGGGCTGCTTACTATAAAGAAGGGAGTTAGTTTTGGAGGTTTAGTTTGTATGGGCTATCACTGGAAAGACTTTGAATTAAGCAAGTTTTTTACCTCCGACATTGATTATATGTTCGACAATATCGAGCATCCTTCAACATTTAAAGGAGCCAGAACAGCATGGGACAATGCTTACTACGAGATGGTTGATAGAATTAACGCTGGTGAGTCCAAAGAGATTTGGCGTTGGAAACCATCAAAGAAAATCATACATCGAAAGAAAGAAGTTATAGAAGGAACAAAAGACAAATGGGGTAATGGAGGAATAAACGAAGACCTCGTAAAATTAGCAAAAGAGCTCACTGACTGGAATTTATACAATGACCAGGAAAGCGAAAATAATTAGAAAGGAAGGAATTGATTATGGAAAACAAATTCTTAGAATGTGATTTGATTTGGTTCGATGTTTTAGCATTAGATAAAAGGTTAAAAGACAGACTACACTTAAATACTGAGGAAATAGAACTAACTCAGGAAGACATTGAACTAATCAACACAGGAGTGAAAGTAGACTTAGAAAAACTAAAAGAGATGGTTGACAAATGTGGGTTCAACACAAACTCTATTGAAAATGAAATTGGAATAAGTAGAGCACACTGGTCAATGGTATTTGGAAGCAGTGAAAGAAAGAACAAACGTGGAATTCGTATGAGAATGGTAGTAGCAATTATGAATGCTATTAGAAGGAGGAAAGTAACGGACAGCTTTAGACCAATATTCATCACGAAGGAAGACGCAAAAAGTAATAACTAGGAAAGGGCGGTGTATTTTAGATTATGTCAGAAAAGGAGAAAGAAACAAACCAATACTGGTATTCACCGCTTCCTGCAACAGGGTCAGTTGATAAGGATGGCAAGTCAATAGAAAAGCAACCTAACCTTAGCAAGAAGTTTACTTTAGAAGAAATCAAAGAATTGGGATGTAATTATGTTAGAAGAGTAAACCCAGGATTTGTCTTTTTCGATTTTGATAGTGAAGAGTTAGCCTCTAAAGCTGAAGAAATCATTAGGGCATTGGGTTATAAATGCAAAAAACTAAAGACAACACGTGGAGCACATTTTATGTTTAAAACTTCACTAGAAAAAATTTCGGATGGCTCAGGTCCTAACTGGCTGGGGTTAGATTGTGATTTGAAGGGATGTGGAATATCACAAACCAGAAAAATTAACTGCCAGATAATGAGACTACACGATGAGGATAGACCCGAGACTTACATTGGTTTTGATAAGTCGTTAGGAATGGGTCTTAAAATCACTGATGAGGACTTAGACGAAGCTCCCTACTTTTTATATCATGCACCTAAAGCAGCAAGGGAGACTTTAGAGCAAGCATTCGGAATGTCGTCAGGGGATGGTGGTGGCAGAAATAACTGGATGCACCACGAGTATGCAAAATTTTGTAAAAAGGCCAGATGGACTTGGGAGCAATACCACGAAGCTGCTAGCATTATCAACACTTATGTTTTTGGTGAAAGCTTAGGAGACACTGAGTTCACCACAGCAACAAGACAGGAGGAATATGAAAACTTACAGGTAGGCTCTTCAGATGAAAAGACTTTGCTATCAACTCAAGCACAAGATGTTATTGATACTTGGTCTTGCAAATCTTATAATGGTGAAATACTTTTCTTCGATGAACAAAAAGGGCACTATGATAACTATATCGAGACCATCAAGAACTATTTGATACAAAAATATAAGGACTTAAATATCACAACACAAAAAATAGAAGAAATTTTAAGGCAGGTGACAATTATGATTTTAACGAACTCAGAATATAAAGCAACCAGGAATGAAAATTATGTAGTATGTAACAATAAACTTATCAATGTAGTAGCTAACGAGCCACCGAGAGAAATGACCAGAACTATTGTTACAGATATAGTTTATCCCTACGAAATTATGAGTGAGTCGGAGCTAAAAGCTTATGAAACCAAAGGAGAAGAGCTCATCAAAAGATATGAGAAGTCAAAAGCTGATGGAACCTTGAATGTTGACAAAGCTCCAAAAATTGGTGAGAATGGCAAAATACTGGGTGAAGAAGGTATGGCTTATAAGTTTATGAGAGACATTAGTTGTAAAGATGAAATGGTAGAAAAAGTCATCTGGGAAATGGTTGGATGTATGCTTGCACCAGTCAAAAAAATCAATAAAATCTTTATACTTTATGGCTCTGGAGCTAATGGAAAATCAGTATTACTAAAGTTAGTCAAAGAAATTATGGGAAGACTAATGACATCAGCAAACATTCTTAATATCAACGATAGCTTTGCTCTCCAAAATGTTTATAAGGGTATATGTAATGTCACTGACGATGTTGGAATTACCACTTTAAGAGAAACTGGTTTACTAAAATCTTTGATAGATGGCTCAGATATTGAAGTAAACATCAAACACAAAGACCCAATCCAATGGAAACCCAATAGCCAATTTATAATGTGCTGCAATGAAATTCCTCGAATAGCTGATAGCACAAAGGGTATGATTAGAAGACTTTCATTTATTCCTTTTGAATTGGAACTAGAGCCAGGAGAGATGGACATATTTTTGAAAGACAAAATACTTGGGGAGCCAGGAAATAATGGTCTACGCTATATTATGACTAAGGCAATATTAGCACACAGGGAAGCAGTCATCAGAGGTGATTTGACAATTCTACCAAAACAAAAAGAATTAGAGGAAGACTTCATCGATGAGAATAAAGATAGAATATCACAGTTCTTGGAATATATGATAGAAGAACATTCAGCTGAAGGATTTTGGAATTGGTTGGATGGCCAATTTAGTGAACAAGTCTACCACGATTACTATGAATGGTGTGTAGGCCAATATTACAACAACATTGAAAATCAAAAAACTTTCAACACAAGGTTTAAAAAGAAACTGCCTCAAAATTGGATGCTAGGACAACAAAGATTTGAAGGAAAGAACTACAGAATTTATCAACGTGGAACTGTTGGTCAGGCAGAAAAAGAAAGAAGACTAAAAAAAGAAAGAGCTGAAGCAAGAAAAGCTAAGGCAGAAAATGAAGAAAATATAGAGAATTAGGGGAAAATTTTGGGTTTGTAACTATGTTTGATTTCTGGTTACAAGGGGCCAAACCCTATTGGTTGACACATTCGGACTAGTAATCATGTAACCAAAACAGGGCGCCCCCTATTTCATATATTTTTCATTTTCACTACGACATTGTTATTGTCTTATATAAAATATACCATAAGTTATAAAAATTTGGTTACATAATTACAAATAAAATAAAATATGATAAAATCAAGGGGTACAGAGAAAACCAAAACCATAACCAGAGCGAAACCATAAATGAAATCAAAATTTGGTTATGGTTATCTGATGAAATCAAAGAGAAAGCTATTTAGATTTTGGAGAGAATGTGATAAAATAAAATTGAATAAAAGCTAAGGAGGTAAAGCTGATGGCAAAAGTAACATTTGAATTCGACGAAAACGAAGACAGAAGTGATATTAACGAAATCGTGAACAGACATAAGCTTCTTACAGCTTTATACGAAATACAAAACTTGAGACGTAATCTTTACAAAGGTTATTATAACGAGAACGACTACGTTTCAATATTGACTGAAAAGTATAAGCCAGTTCGTATGATAACTCAAGAAGAACTTAAAGAAGCCAGCATGACAGGTAAAAGTATTGAAAACACCGTTGGCTACGTCAGAGAAGAATATGTCATCGACGAAATCGATAGAGCTTTGTCAGATGTTTATGATTTATTGGGCTAATTATTTAGTCCTTGTTTTTTATTCTCCTAAGCAAGTTATTTTAAAAACAGAGTATATAGCTAAGGTAATTTATCATTGGGCTATATAAAAGGGGCTTAAAATTGAAATATGGCCCTCGTCTTAATGCTAAAACCTAAAGAAAGGAGGCAAAATTCATGTCAAAGGCAAGAAAAGCTCCTAAGAAGGAAGTTAGCAATGATACCAGTACTACTGATGAGAAAATCCCTAAGACTCCATCAGCAATGACTACTCTCGAGAAAGTCAAGTACTATTTTGAAGAACTGGGCTTTACTAATGAGAACCCACATGATTTGGAATTAGTAGCTGAGCTGCATGAGAGATGGCTAAGAAAAGACAACTCTGAATTATCTAAAGAACTCTTTGTATTATCACAAGACCCCGATGTTATTGCGGTACTAAAGCGATGTCGTGATACAAATGAGCCACAACGCCGTATGACTAAAGTAGACCTCCAGATATTATTGGAGAAAATTGCCAGAGGTGAAGTAGAGAGAAAAGACTATGTTGGCAAGGATGCTGATTTAGTTTATCTTACTCCCAATTTTAGTGAAAGACTTAATGCAATCAAGATGCTAATGGTTGAAGCTGAGAACGAAGGAGATGAGAGAATTTACTTCATAGATGACATTGAGGCCAAGTATGTTGAAATGATGGAGAAAGAGGGTGGAGCAAATGATACTGAAGAGACTTAGTGAAATTCACCTACCAGTATATTGGAAAATGCATTTGCCCAGTTTTAAATGCTCTCGTCGTTATCTCCGTGGTGGAAGATATTCTGGAAAATCTACTGAAGTTGCAAGGTCACATATTGAGGGAATGCTCAAAGATGAAACTAAAACAAAGTCATGCATAGCTTTTAGAAAATTTGGTAATACTTTACAAGGTTCAGTCTTCAACGAGTATGTCAATGCTATCTATGATTTAGGAGTAGAAAATGAGTTTGAGATGGTTTATTCACCATTACAAATCAGAAGAAAAAATTCTCATCAAGTTATAATGTTCTCTATGCTTAACCAGCCAGATGATTTCAGAAAAATAAAATCCATCAAGTTAGTTAAGTCTTATTTTGCCTATATTTGGTTCGAAGAGGCTGATGAGTTCACTGACCCAAAAGCTATTCGTCAAGTTTTACTTTCATTATTCAGAAATGGTAGTGAGTTCGAAGTTACTTATACTTTCAATACTCCATTTAGCCCAGAGCATCCATTGAACGTTGAGTGGGGAACCAGAGACAAATACTATTATCAACACACAACTGTTTATGATTTACCTAAAAATATCATACCGGCTGAGATATGGGAAGAGATTGAGGACATGAAAAAATATCGTCCTAAAGAGTATGAGCATACCATACTTGGAAAACCCGGTGACCCAGATGCTATCATTTACCCTAATGTTAGTAGATATACTTATGACCCAGATTATGTCAAAGCATTTGATTTGATACTAAGAGGAATAGACTTTGGATTTGCACCGGACCCAACAGCTTACATTGATATGTACTACGATAGCACTCACAGGGATTTGTATATTTTGAACGAGGTATATGAACAAAGACTTACATCACCAGAAATTGCTGAGAGGGTTAGACAAAAATGGCATAGCTATGGACCAATTACTTGTGAAATTGACAAACGTGTTATTGAGGAATTGAACAACGCCGGTCTATATTGTTTGGAGGCTAAGAAGGGTCCGAATTCACGTGAGCTTGGTACTAAGTGGTTGCAAGAACTTAATCACATTTACATTGACCCAGCCAGAACACCTAATGCTTGGAGAGAATTCACAACTGCTGAATATGCAAGAGACAAATATGGAAATGTTACAACTAAAATACCAGATGGCAATGACCACTTGAGAGATGCTGCTAGATATGCTACAGAAGATTATTGGAACACTTCTCAATTAACTGTTGGAGATAGGAGGCTATTTTAATGTATGGACTTTGTTTGACATTAGTTCTTTATTTTGGAATTGGAATATGCTTTTACATTGGAATATGTATGGGAGTATTTGATTTAAGCATACAGTCTAAAGCGACTGGAGAATTTTTAGATAAAAATAGTAGAGAATATGAAATCCTAAAATTCGTATTTTCTATTGCTTGGATTGTTATGGCTTTTCAAGCAATCAGAAGAGGTGGTGATACTAATGGGAACAATCACTGACATTGATGCCTATGAGCCTCATTTGACAGGAGAGTTGATTTGTGTAAAATGTGGCTATCGCTATGTTGGCTGTTGGAATTCAAAAGTCTGGCTCAAAGATTTATATTGTCCTAACTGTCAGACACAAGGCTTCAATATAGCAACAGGTCAGATTTTGGAGAGTGGTGATTTATCTGAGTTCGATAAAGAGCATCCTAAGAAAATGAACAAGCCAGGTTTGGTGATACAATTTCCTAGCAAGGGAGGTGGCTTGAATGGCGACATCAATGAGTCTGGACACTACGACATTTAGTTTGAATGGTGAGACTTGGACCATCATACAAGTTCCAAGTATTGGAGATGAAATTTCAACCATAGGAGAGACTGAATACCACACTCGAACGATTAGACTTTTGGATTGGGTTGATAGAAGCACAAAGATTAGAACTCTCAAACATGAATTGGCCCATGTTTGGATGTGGGAGTATGGTCACAATCAACACGAAAGAGAGTTTAAAGCAGAAGATGTCTGTGAAATTATCGCATGCTCTAATGACTTTATCAATGAAATCGTAGAAAAATATTTTAAGGGAGGTAATTAGTTTATGATAGTAATCTATGACGAATTCGACAAAATCAATAAGAATGATTTGTTTGACCAAGTAGACCAAGTGTTAACTAAGAGGAAATCTCTTTGGGAAAGATATTCCAGAGGGATTAGTTTTGAGAGTGACGGAGAAGTAGAAGGTGATAGTGATAACTTACAAATCCTATTTGAGAAATTTATAGTTGACATAGCTACTGGTTATTTGGCTGGAGAAATTACTTATGACGTGGATGTCTCTAGTGAGGTTGAGCAAAAACTTGGAAAAACTCTATTTGGAAAAGACCCAGTCGATGATAAATATGCCGAGGAATTGAGATATATTCTCACAACATTGGCAGTGCAAAATGATGATACACAAGAAGAAATTAAGTTATTCAGACAAGCTCTTTTGTATGGTTCAACTTATGAAAGAGTAATGGAGGACACTGAAAACAAATTGAAATATCTCAACTTAGATGCTTTAAATACAGTTGCAGTTTGGGATAACTCAATAGACCCAAAACTTCAAGCTGTTATTTCAGCATTCGAAACTAAGGAAGGAACTTTGACAAGATATTGGTACAGAGTTTATCTTCCAGGAAAAATTGAAGTCTATTCGAGAGATAATAGACAAGTGGCTAGTGAGGAAGAGGGAGTAAATGAGAAACACCTAAAACTTGAAGAAGACAAAGAGCATAATTGGAAGGAAGTTCCAGTCAATGTGTATGAGAGTGATTTCAGCATACTTGATAGATGTGCTTCAATTATAAAAGCTTACGAGGACTTAATCAACAACGTTAGAAATACATACCAATACAATGACACAGATTGTAAAATGAAAATCGTTGGCTATAGAGCACAAAATCCAATTATGATACCGAACCCAGACCCAGCAACTAAAGACAAAAAACCGATGATACTTAACCAAGCCAGAATAGACGAAGACAATTACGTATTAGCTGGAAAAACATTTTATGTTGAGCCACAAGGAGATGCCGATTGGTTAGTGAAACCAGTGGATGCTGGCCAAGTTACAACGATGCTAAAATATTATGTAGACACAATCTTTCAAATGTGTGGAATTCCTAACACTGCTGATTTGGCTTTCAACTCTGCTGACCTTAATGCTTCAGCTATTGATAGAAAATTCTACGTTATGCATATTACCCTTTCAGAAATTGAGGATGGAATTAGAACTTTGATGTATGATAGATTTAAAATGTTACTTGAAAGAATAAACTTAAAAGGTGGTGGAAATTATGCTATGGACAATGTTAACATTACAATCAATTCTAATCTACCATCTATGACTGATGAAACAATCGAGAGAATGATGCAACTAAATGGAGTCCTATCTCAAGAAACAATCATAGAGAAACTTGGCTATGACTGGGAGACTGAGAAACAAAGAAAGGAGGACGAGGTAAATGCAGCAATGGCAAATGTTAACAATGAGACTGAAGAGGATGAGCAAAATCTTGATGGAGAGGAAAAACCAGGCAGTGACAGAGATAATGATACCGACGAAGATGAACAAAAATCTGATAAGGAAGTACAACCAGACGACAAAAAATAAGTATGGTATAGAGTTCAAGATTAGAAATCAAGCCGAATTCAACCGACTAAGAGCATTAGCTATTTTGGTGGATGTATTGGATTTTGATGAGGTACATGAGCTAAAAACATTCACCAGAGATGTTCACAATGACTACTACCCAAAGCAACCTATTTTGGACAGATGGGGTGATGGAGTCTATGATACCACAATGGCAGATATGGACTACAAAAAGTGGTGGCAACAAGACATTTGGGCTCTCTGGTATATGTACTCTTATAATGCAGTAATGAATTATTCCTATAATGCTGACAATCCAAAGTATGAAACTACTTTCGAAAACAATATGAAGATGGCTGTCAATAAAATGTTAGCGATACTTAGCAATAGAGCCATTGAGCAAGTTAGAACTGAGATGGTGGAACTACTTAATAAAATGATAGACCATCCACCAAAACGTAGAGAGAAAATCAGAGACCCAGAGACTGATGAGGAAAAAGAGGTTGAGTTAACCATGCATCTTCAATTTATGTGGAAAACACGTGAAGATGAGAAAGTTTGTAAAACATGCTCTGAGCTTAATGGTCAGATGCTTTACAATATACCAGCACAAATGCCTCACCCTAATTGTAGATGTGATTTTATAGTCTATGAGTGGTGGACAGACCCAGATGGTCACGTGATTGCTGACAGAAGATATGAAATCGAGCAAAATAAAAAGTACAAATCTGATGGGTTTGCTGTCAAAAAAGCTAAAGTTACATCAAAATTAGTTGATGGTGAACAAGTTACAATTTTCGAAGTTGAAGACGAAGACGTAGAGGGTGGAACTACTAAAATTACTTTCAAGAATAATGATTTAGAAAGAAAGGAGTAATCTGAGTATGGAAGAAGAGGATGGCGTATGGAGAACAGTCAAAGGACGTAGAATATTTATTCGTAATGGTGAAGACCTAGAGACAGCTATGAGAAATTCTGGCAAATTCAACAAATCACAAAATTCTAATCGAAAAGAGCCCCAAAAATCACAAAAATCCTATAATGACTGGGACTCTGAAGAAAAGAAAAGATTTAGAAGATGGTATAGAAAGAATGCTGAATTGTTAGCCAAAAAATATGGTGGAACAGATGATGAGGTCAGAAAGAAAGCTCAAGAAGAATGGGCAGACAAACACAATTTGGATGATACAAAAGAGCCAGTTGATAAAGCTAAGGAAATCAGTGAAAGAATAAGAAATCAAAGACAAGCTGTTAGTGATAATACTAAGTCTGTTAGTGATAAAATCAAAGAGCAAAGAGAAAGATTGACTAAAGAGTCTTTACGTGAGGACAGTGAGATTTCAGACGATGTAGAGCATGATTATTCAAAAGGAAGTTGGGATGCTGAAACTAAGTCATTTGTTTTGGAGGATGGTCATCGAGTAGAGATGCTTAAAAAGAAAGAGTACCGAGAGTTAGCTCAAAAGCAATTCGAGAATGCCGATGATGATACAAAAGACATTGTTAACAGTTATACTATATCACAAGCTACAGCTGGTTCTTGTGACTTGAATAAAATCACTCCCAAAAATATAGCTGAGAAATATAGGTTCGATGCTATTGGAATAACTACTGAGGATGGGTTAGTTGTTTCACAAAGAGAGAAAGACTTGATGGATGACAAGATGTATAAAGATTGGCAGAAAAACTATGAGCCTAAAGTTCAAGCTGGTGCTTCAAGATATGACCTAGAGCATGAGTGGAGAAAAGCTTGGCACATGGAAACTCAAGACATTAACCCTAGAATGCTAGAACCCTCAGGATATTATGACACTCTCGACGAAAAGACCGGTGAAAGGTTGATTTGGACTAAGGAAGAAATAGCTGAAGCTAAAGCTTTATCCAAAGAATTGAACCGTATAGATAAAGAAAGAGTAGAGGCTGGTCGTAAATATGGTTATAGCTCTCCAGAATACGAAGCTTTGGAAAAAGAGCATAAGGATGTTGCAAGTGCTGCTACAAGTGAAAGACTTAGACGACCAGACAGGTCAGCCTATTGGTTTGAGAAGATTGCAAAATATGATGAGACGATGGTTTATCGAAGAGACGTTGACGTTGATGCTTTAAGAAAAGAGGGTAAATTTACTTATTTGAATAAACAAGAACAAATTGACTTGGAGTGGACCGATGAACTTAGGTCTAAACAATCCAGTGAAGCACTCTGGAGAATCGATGGGTTAAAGTCTAGTGTTAAGCAATTTGACGATGCCTTCAAAAAGAATGGAACTGTATTAGACCACGACATAATGGTATATAGAAGAAGTTATGAAAGCACCCAGGAAATGGAAGATGGTTATACCAAACTAGGTTATACGTCAACATCAGCACAAGATACATTACCTAAGAGGATGCCTTCTGGAATACATTTTGGTGAGCAAGAGCAATATATCATAATTCCAAAAGGAAGTAAAGTTTTATTTGCTGAAGACATAATTGGTTATGACCACATGCAAAGACCAGATTATGTGGAGAACGGTTATAAGAAAGCTGATGATGGGCTAAGGAGACAACACGAAGTCATACTTCCAAGAGGAACTTCTTTCAAACAAGTTGGAAGAGTTGTCCAGAATGGCTGGAATGTTATAGCCCATATTTTAAAGGCTGAGGTAAAGGAGGAATACAAAGATGGAAGAAAAAAATAATGCTTACATAAAATATCTCTTAGAATTCTACGATGGTCAAGCACAAGGTCTGAGACCTAAAGATGTTAGACCTAACTCGTTTGCTGAAATAACTGGCTCAGATGAGCCAAGCTATTTGGACGATTTGGTTGATGTCATAGAGAAATTAAAATATTTAGGCTAATACTGTTTACATTTATTTTTGGTTCTGATATAATAATATTGTAGAAATGAACAGTTTTTGCTGACATTCTCTATGTGGTTTTTCAAAGTCTAATCATCGCTGGGGTAGCGTATACCCTAGCACATCGGAGTATAGCGCAGTTGGTAGCGCGGGTGGTTTGGGACCATCAGGTCGGGAGTTCAATTCTCTCTACTCCGACCAAGAATCTGGATTGATACTAGTTGATATAACAAAGGGTTAGCCGCTAATCCCATCCAGTACTGAACTATTAGCAGTAAAAGCGGGCTGTTTTATTTTATATCGCGGAATGGGGTAGTTGGTTGACCCGCTTGGCCCATAACCAAGAGACCAGCAGTTCGAGTCTGCTTTCCACAACCAGGGTTTAGGGCATACCAGTTAGGGTTTGAATTGTGCCAATGAAGTTCTATAAACAATTCCACAAATTCGGCTTAGCCGTGGACTGAGTATACTGAGGTAACTCAGTTCTCTTTTTAGTCAAAATCACTTATCACTGTTGAGATATTTGAGAAATTGTGATAGAATAAAAGTGTAATAAGAAAAATATACTTGGTCGAGGGTTATATATTATTACAGGGGTTGCTAGACAGATTGGCTTCATGCTCTTCTTACTCCTCTTTAGTCCTTGAGATAAAAGTCTAGCTTATTTTGTAATATGGAGGTGAGAAAATGGTTCATGTTTTGACGCATAATGACCTTGATGGATACGCCGCAGGTTATATCGTCAGTGACCATTTTAGTAGCCAGGAGAAAACCTTTACAATTTTGAACTATGACAAAGAACCGGATTTGTCTAAAATCAAGTCTGGAGATATTGTCACAATCACAGACTACTCATTGACGAATGCCCAATATCGTGAAATTCTTAAGAGAGTGGGAGATGATGGACACTTGATTTGGTGTGACCATCACATTACTGCTATTGAGAGATATAACGAGGACGAGAATTTAGCTGTCGATGGTATTAGAAGCACAAAATATTGTGGAGCAATTCTTACTTGGTGCTACTTTAATGATTTGGACACAGATGATATAGAGAAAACACCATACGACGAATTCATTATGAAAATTCCACATTGGCTTCGATTGGTAGACGCTTGGGACACATGGAAACTCGACTCAAAATACCGTGAAAAAGCTGAGGCATTGAACTTAGCTGTCCAAAATCGTTTATCGATGGACTTGATGGGTGAATTAGAAGAAAGCTATCGAGACTATGTTGAAATCGGTAGAAGTTATAGGGATTTCAGAAATCAGTGGTCAAAAGCTTTAAGAGACCAGTATTTATTCTACAAAGTTCAAAGAGGAGACAACTTTGGGGTTGACCGTATGATAACTTTAGCCGTCTTAAATGTTGGAAATGCAAACAGTGAATTCTTTGGAGATATAATCAACAAAGTCGATGTTTGTGTTACAATGTGTTTTGATGGAAAGAAATGGAAAGTTAGTTTATATTCTAACAAATCCGACATTGATTGTTCTTATGCAGCCAAAATCTTTGGTGGCGGTGGTCACAAAGGAGCAGCTGGATGTTATTTTGAACAATTAACTCCACCTACTTTTATTCAAGAAGAAGGTGAAATTATAAAACTAGTAAAGGAGAAAGATTAGTATGGACGAAGATGTTTTAACATTTGACGAAATTTTGGAAGATGCAACTTATCAAGCAGAATTTGATAAGAGAGTGCAAAAAGCTATTGAGAAATCACTAGCAGCTAAAGAAAACGAATACAAAGAAAAGGAAAAAGCATTAGCAAACAAAGAAGAGGAAATTAGAAAGAATATACTTGAAGAGATGGAGGCTAAAGCTAAGGAAGCAGAGGAAAATGCTAAACTTACTGAAGCTGAAAAATACAAGAAAGAGCTTGATAAATTAAAACAAGACAATTTGTCAATGCAAAATCAACTTAGTGTTATCAATAAAGAAAAGAAAGCTGCTGCATACGTTAAAGAAAAGGGTTATAACCCTAAAGTATTACAACTTATGCAAGACAGAATTGCTAACATTAAGGATGTTGACCTTGAAGACAAAATCGATGAAACAAACACTTTATTTAGTGAAAGCGTTTCTGCTGGACTAAATGAAAAACTAAAGGAAAATCCAGATGTACTTCTTGGAGATAAAGGAAAGAAAGAAGGACCACAATTTGACTTTGGGTTCCAATCTATAAAACCCGAAGTAAAATAATGTGAAGAAAGGAATTTGTAAAATGCAAGATAAAGAATTAGAATGTATCGAGTGTGGTGATAAGTTTGTAATCACTGTCGACGACCAGCAATGGTATGCATCTAAAGGCTTCAAAGAACCTAAGAGATGTAAAAATTGTAGAAGGCTAAGAAGAGCCAAAGTAATTGGAAGGGAGGACGTACCTTATGGCCAGAAAAAAGAAAACCGCTATAGATAATGAAACTCTTTCTAAAGAGACTGAAAAAGTACAAGAAGCTGTACTTAAAGATTTGATGAGTGAAGAAGATACACCCACAGAAAAAGATATTCCAGATGCTGATAACAGTGTTGGAGCAGAGGTTGAAACACTTATAGTTGAAGAACCTGTAGACTTAAATGAAGTCAAAGCTGAAGCTGAAAGAGCCGAAATGGAAAGAAAGAAAGCTGAGAAAGCTGAGAAAGCTAAGAAAGACCAACTTAAAGTTGGTGATATTGTGAAACTAAAACCCAATGTGGAAACAGATACACTTGGTAGAAGAATTCATAATGGAATTAGAAATTATACTTACCGTGTATTAGCAGTTAGACCAGATGGTTTTATTTCAATAGAATGCTTAACTTATGCCTTTCTAGTTAGAAAAGACCAAGTCAATAAAATATAGGAGGTAAAAACTATGATGAGAAGAGAAAACTCTAAAAATGTTGAGAATGTTGAAATCATAGAAGAACCAGTTGAGGAGATAGTTCATACTCCAATGGGTACTACAACAAAATCAACAAAACCAATTAAAATTGGTGTTCACGTTATGTACGAAGATGAGGAATATGTTGTCCAAAGTCTTAAAGATAACGATGAAATATTTATTTGTATGGGTGATAAAGAACATACAGTTAAAAAGTCAGACGTAGAAGTAATTGAATAATAAATGAACCCTCGCCGAGTAGTAATTATTGGAAAGGAGGTATTTGAGATGATGTCCAACAAAGCTTATGATATTTTGAAATGGATTGCTCTAATAGCTCTTCCAGCAATTGCTACTCTTTATTTTGCAATCGCTCAGATTTGGGGATTGCCTTATGGAGAGCAGATTGTTGGAACTATCACAGCTGTTGACGCATTCCTTGGGGCACTTCTTGGAATTAGCAACTATAATTATGTAAAGAAGGAGGAAAAATAACATGGAAGACGAATTCGTTGAAACAACACCAGAGATGGACAAAGAGTTATCATTTGGAAAAGAGGAAGGTGAAGAAGAATGAGTTATTCGAATTTGACATCAGCCTATCTGCCAGCAAGTTCCAGAAATTACACTCAAGGCAGAAGAGGTTATAAGATTTGTAAAATCACTCCACATCACATGGCTGGAAGATTGACTGCTGCACAATGTGCTAATATATTCAAAAATCCAGCAAGACAAGCTTCTTCAAACTATGGTATAGGTTATAATGGAGAAATTGCTTGTTATGTTGATGAGGAAAATAGAGCATGGACCTCAAGTAACAGAGCAAATGACTGCCAAGCTATCACCATCGAAGTAGCAAACAGTTCAACAGGTGGAGATTGGCCAATTAGCGATGCTAGTTGGAACGCCTTGGTCAAGCTATGTGTTGACATCTGCAAAAGACACAATTTTAGACTTGAGTATGATGGAACACCTAATGGTTCATTGACAAGACATGACATGTTTGCTAATACAAATTGTCCAGGACCATATTTGAAATCAAGACTTCCAGAATTAGCTAGAGTGGTCAATGCTAAATTGGATGGAAGTTCAACACCAGAGCCAAGTCCATCACCAGCACCTACAACTGGTTATACTGTCAAAGTTACAACTGATGTTTTAAATATCAGAAAAGGTCCAGGAACAAACTTTGCAATAACTGGACAAATCAAAGACAAAGGAACATACACAATTGTCAAGGAGAGTGATGGTCCAGGAGCTTCAAAATGGGGTAAATTGAAATCTGGAGCAGGATGGATTTCACTAGATTACACTTCAAAGAAAAGTTCAGGAAGTTCAAAACCTTCTGGAAAAGTTCTTGGTTTATATGTCGTAAATACTCCATCTGGACTGAATGTTAGAAAAGGGCCAGGAACAAATTATTCAAGAATTAAAACTTACACCAATGGAACTAGGTTCGATACCTACGAAATCGATGGCGATTGGGCTAGAACTCCATCTGGTTGGGTTAACTTGAATTATTGCTCTCTCGTTAAAGCTTATTAGAAAATTTAGACTAAGCCAAGAATCTCCATTGATTATTGGCTTAGTTTATGGTAAAATAAAAGTATAAAATATAAGAAAAGGAGGTAAAGTCTATGAGCGAAAGAGCTTATAATATGAAATCTGCTCTACCTAATAAAGTGTTAGATGAGGATGGCAACACAACAGATTTATTTGGAAATCCAATCGTTGCAACTAGTGAAGCATACAAAAATAAACCATCTCTACCTAACAAATGGCTAAACCCAGATGGAACCTATTCTACTTTGACTGAAATTATCGCCGGTGCTATCGACACTGACGTTTTTGTTATAGTTGATGAGCTTCCAGAAGAGGGAAACCCTAACAAAATTTATTTAGTCTCAGATGGCGAGGGTGGATTTATTGAATACCACTATGTTGATGGAAATTGGGACCCAATAGGTACAGTAGAAATCGATTTGTCACAATATTCTACAACTGATGAAATGAATGCTGCAATTTTAGCTGCTCTTAATCAAGCTAAAGCTTATGCCGATGCTTTATTTGCTGATGTTCCACCTCAAGTTATATATTACGATGGGTCTAAAACAAACTATGCCTTTTGGAATGACCTAATCAAAATTACAAAACCAGTTTTGATTTATATGTTCGACAATAGTAATTCTGCTAGTTTTGTTTCTTATATTAACAACCCTTCTTTGATACCTTCTACTTCTAATACACGAAAGGTTGTTTTTATTTGTCCATCTGATTATACTCGAGACAGTGGAGGTTATACCTATTACTCTCAACAGAAATGGACCTACAATCTATTGTTTACAAATGGAGAAGTTGTGGCTATTGGTACAAGTTTTGATGAAACCAAAATCAATACCATTGACCCAACTAGAGCTTATGGTTCAGCTTTTGAACCAACTCAATCTTATCATCCAGCAACTAAAAAATATGTGGATGATAGTTTAGCTAATGTCGGAGGAACACCAATCTATTTTTGGGGTGGTACTGTTGGCACAGCAGCCAATCAGTTATGGACTGAGATTTTTGAAGCAAACAAAACACAACCAGTGGTTGTTATTTGGAGAATTGCTAATGACACATCAGACCAGATGTATTTCTCATATATCGATGCTAACCAATTACCTACAGCTAAGTCTACTACTGGACACGTTATGAGCCCACCAAGGAATGGAAACGGTAGTTATCAAGGAATGTATCGTAGTCAAGTTTTATCTTTCACTTATACCAACAATGCTGTTACAAATATATCTGCAATGTCTAGTGGAACGATTGGTTATTTAGCTGTCAATACTAATTACAATACACCTTACACACCACAATATCCCGGTTCACCAGCAACTAAAAAATATGTAGACGATGCAATTGCCAATAGTGTAACTTCAGCATTAGGAGGTGAATACTAATGGCTAGAACTAATAATTTGACAAACTTTTTAACAGATGTGGCTGGAGCAATCAAAACTAAGAAAGGTTCACAAACAGCTATACAAGCTGCTAATTTTGATACAGAGATATTGGCTCTTCCATCACAAGGAACATATCAAGAAAAAACAGTTACTATCACTCAGAATGGTCAAACAACTCTTACTCCAGACACTGGGTATGATGCAATGGACCAAGTTGAAATCACAGTCAATGTTCCTATAAAACAATTACAGTCAAAAACTGTTTCGGTTACATCCAATGGAAACGTTTCACTTCTTCCAGACTCTGGTTATGATGGCTTCAATGAAGTCAATCTCCAAGTTAACGTTCCAACTGGTGGTGGCTCTGGTGATGTGAAATTGTTTGAAACCGAACAAGCTATGCAAGCTGACCCAAATCCACAAGAAGGTGATTTGGCAATCGTCTATAGAGATGAAACGCAGAATTGGGATGGAGAATCTGAAGTTACAGGTTTTATATTTCCTTCGACAGTTGTGTTATCTTCAGCTGCAACAGGTAATGCCTATGGAATGGCCGAAGAAATTCAGATGAATGGTGAGGTCAATTCAGAGAGTGCTTATTTCAGGGTAGACAATTGGTCAACTGGAGATGGAATTAGTGTTGAGTATGAGTCTCAAGATGGTTTGACATATACTCGAACAGACAGTGGAGAAGAAAGTATTACTTTTGAAAATCCAGTTACCTTTGAAGTGTGGGATTGGAGTGACGTCTGTGGAAACTTTATGCAGACCGGTGGAAAATACTTCGATGGGCTATATCAATATCGTTTGGGAATAGACAACCCTACCAAGAGATTGTTACCTTCCATCTCAAAAATCACAGCCAATTTCCAGACTGGCAGTATTGTGGAATATGATTTTTCGGGCGAACAATCTTATTTAGATACTGATAAATTGCTAGACATGATTAACCAGATTGCAACAGATAACCAACTCAAATATCTTGATTATGCGATATTTATTGATACTGGAAACAACATTCATGTTATTCCAATGGAAAATACTAGCTCGGAGCCATATCGGAATCTGGAATACTGATGAGACATCTGTATATGTCGGTTTTCCAATCTCGAGCACGTCTAGTATTACATCGTATGATTATACAGACTATATTTTAAGTAACTCACTTGAAACATACCAAACTACACAAAAAACTTTCATTCGAGCTACTTATAATTCTAATGTTGATTTGTATTGTAATTCTCTACCTTTGAAAACTTATCCAATTGTTGTCCACAAAGGAGAATCGAATAGTGATGCTTGGTATTTTGACCATTTTACTATTTTCCCATATAAATTGTCTTCTGCCTCAACAATTGGTTCAAGTGCAGTCTATCAGACATTTACCCAAGTATGGGTGAAAGAGAACAAATATACTATCGCTTCAACACAATTGACTTTAGGAGAGGCAAATCAGTTACCTCCAGAGATAATTGGTTATGGTAAAAATGGAATTGTCACTGGAGATGGTAGTTTATATGAAAACTTAGACCCAGCACAAGTTTTACAAAAAGTAATGACAATGGAAGATACACAAACCCAACATCGAGAAATCTATGGAGAACAAAATACTAACATCATTGGGCCAGGTTTTGGAACTGGTTTAAAACCCGGAGTCTTAAAGCACTATAAAACGATTTCTAATTCTAACAATTTAGGTCTTGGTTTTGGGAGATTAGCTGACAAATCCTCTACAACATATAAACTCAGTGAAGATGGTTCTAAGGCTATATCTTTTGGAAGTCTAACGACTGGTCTGGGAGCTACTGTAACAGATGTAACTACAGGGTCAACTCTTTTAGAAATTTCGAATGCTCAATATTTGGGATGTATCGGAAACAAGGTTTATTATAGTAAAATAGGTTACAGTGGTCGTTCTCTTAGTGCTAAAGGATATAACTATGGACCAATGACTTATGCTAGTGACAAACGTGATTTACAAGTTTATTATCTAGACCTAGAGACTTTAACTGAGACAAAAATCAATTTTGATATGGTTACAGCAACTTCTTGGAAAAATATCGAACATAGCATTTTAATGTATGGAGAAATGATGGTCTATATTAGTTGGGCCAACACGGAGTCTGGAACCAGAAAAGAACAAGTCATATACCAAGTCTATAATACTTCAACCAACACTTTGTATAATAGTGTAAATTATACCAAAACTATGGCAACTAGTCAGAGTAATAATGGAGCTTGTGTATGCCCAGACCAAAATCGAAATATCTACATTTGGCATTTTGGTTTATATAACAGTTCGAGTTCTTCGACTATGTATACTGACGTTTACAAATTTGACTATTCAACCAAGGCTTTCACTAAAATCCTAACAAATTTAGTTATACCAAGTGGTGGGTATATGGACAACTGCAAAGGCTATCTAACTAATGACAATAAGTTATTTATTGTGAACAACAACACTAATCGATATTTGGACCTTACAAATAATACACTAAACAATATGACAGTTCAATTCCAAAACTGTTCACAGTTCTTTGTAAAGCCGGAATCTTTCAACCCTTATTCTAGTTATGTTAGTTTCGACTATGACACTCTTCAATACTACTATAAAAATTATCTTGGATTTATTTTATTACAACCTTCTGTTAGTGGAACAACGATTACTTTCACTGGAGTAAATTGTGTGAGATTTGCATTTCCTCGCTTGTATGAGATGGCTGGAACTTATACAAATTATTTGGATTGGTTCTATAGGGATGGAAATAAGTTTATAATTTCTAAAATGTGTCCATACATTCCAACTGATACTTTGGTAAAAATTTGTGAGGAATGTGACTATGATGAGAGTGAATTCTCAGCTATCAACACTGAAATTAACGAAGACTGGTCTGAGCAAAATGTTCAACTATTCAAAAAATATCAGTTAGACGATTCTGATACACCCGAGCCAGACTATACTCAACTGATTGCTAATGCCAGAGATAGTTTATGGGCATATCTTAATCAACAAAGTCTAATTGGAGCAGAAGAGAATCTGGAAGATTATTATGAACAAGACCCAACCGTTTTCAATGATGAGATTGTACGATTTTATCTAACAAGTGGCATGGGTACTTGGGATGTTGATACCGAAGGAAACTGTACATCTGTAGAACCTAATGAAGCACCAATGGTGGATGATTTTTAAGAAAGGAGATTAGCTAATGGCAAGAATAAATAATTTAACAAATTTTTTGACTGATGTTGCAACTGCAATCAGAAGTAAAAAAGGTAGTGAAGCCACAATAGCTGCTGAGGATTTTGATACTGAAATCCTCAACCTACCGGCACAAGGTGAATACCAAGACAAATCACTTGAAATCACTACTAATGGAAATTATCGTGTAGACCCAGACACTGGTTATGACGCAATGACTTCAGTTGCCATTGCCGTTAACATTTCTGGAGAAGATGCTACTTACGCTGAGTTATTTGCTATCGCTGATAATATTTACAATCCAGATGTTCCAGATGATAGTGCTACAGCTAATTTCACAATTGACGATGAACAAGTTTGCTTACAAAGAGCATTAAAAATTTTGAAAGGAGTGATATAGAATGAGTGTAAACTTAGAAAGTGTTTTGAAAAATATACAATCAGAGAAAAACACAAAACTTAGGCCCGAAAATATTCGTAAAGGTGTTACAGCATTAGGAATTCAAGGCACATTACAACCTGTAACAGTACAGGGTGGAGATGTTGGTTTAGCGATATATTTGCAAAATGAAACGCCGATTAACCCAGAAGGTATTTGGATGAACACCAACAAAACTTATGACGATATTTACATCGAGACAGAAATACACACTACTCAGCATTCACACATTAGTTCAGCTAATACTACGGATGACGATAGTAATTTCATAAAAGGAAGAACTGTTCCAACTAATCTCAGTCTATCTACATATTGTCAACGTGGGAATAAATTTCACTTTTTTGGTCATTGGACTTCTGGTCTTAATAATACCTCTTCAACATTAACTCTACAACATTATAGCTATGATTTCGACACTAACGTTTGGACAAAATTGAGTGATTGCCCAGTTCCTCAGGGTGGAGCAGCAGCAGAATGGACTGATGATGATACAATCTATATTATCGGAAATCGACATACAAATTACTACAATTATGTATACAGATATACTATCAGTACAGACACTTGGGAAAGATTGGAAGATGTTCCGTTATCAGCTTGGGCCTCAGCTATAATTACAGATAGTTGTTACGACCAAGACAATCAGATTATTTATTTACGCCAATCGGCATATATCTTTAAATATGAGGTTACTAATAATTCGTTTTCAATCGTGAAAGCTATTTCTGCTTCCTATAATTCTGGTAGTTATCGACATGGAATCGTTTTTATACCCGGTTATTTGTTCTTTACTCAGGGAAATAATTCTAATGGAATAGTTCCAATTTATCGTCTTAATCTGTTAACCTTGAGTGTAGATACGTTGGCTGGTGGTAGTGCTTCGGCTTATCCGTGGGGTCTAATGACACTGAAAAAAGCTGGTAATCGTATTTATGCACCAATCTATTACGATTCTAATACTTCTGGTACCTATTTATTAGCTTACTGTGCAATTACGACGAGTGGAACTGTCACACCTTCAGGTATAACAGCAACTTCAACGGATTTACCTCAGGGACCTAGAGGTTCACTACCTTTTGGACCAATTGTAACTGAAGATGGCACAGATGCGATGTTATTTTTCTATGGAACGAGTACTTCTAATATGAGGGCGTTAGTCTTACATGATAAAACCTACAATTTTGAGAATGATACACTTTTGATTTACGGGAATAATGTTGGTAGCTATGAAACACAAATGTATCTGAACTCTAAGATTATAAATGGACAGAGATGGTGTCAACGATTTAGTAATGTTTATCTTTGGGACGCTGGAAATCAAACTATGTTGAAAACATTACCTCTGTCTTACGGGAATGGCACCGATTGGACACAGATTAGATAGAAATGGAGGAAACGAAAATGAACTTACTAGAATTATTTCTAGGACAAATACCAGAAGCAATCTTTCTAGCATTGTTTATGATATTTGCAAAAGCCTTACAAAAGAAAAGAATTTTATATGTTGCAATTATGATTGTGGAATATGTTTTACTTTTGAACATATTTCCTTACAACTGGTACTTTCACATTAGCCTAACAGTTATCACTTTTCTGACATTGAAAGTACTTTACAAAGAGAAATCACAAGTAACAGATATGTTTATTTTGCTAATCGCATATATTGTTCTAATGATAACAAGTGCAATTTGTTTTATGATTTGTGGAGGAAATGTTCTAATCGCCACAATACTTAACCGAGTTATTATATTTGGTTTGTTATTTCATTTTAGAAATAAACTTTACAACATCCAAAAGTTGTATAAGAAATTTTGGAACCGAAGTAATGAACCAAAAGCTATGAAATCTACAACGTTTAGGAGTTTGAACATTGTCATCTTTAATGCGATGTTTGTCATCTTTAATGTTGGTATGATTTATGCTATATTTTATAATTCGACGAGAGGAGGTTGAGGATTATGTGGAATAGCTTTTTCTGGTTATTTGATGTTGAAGAAGGAGAGTAGTTATGAAACTAAATAAGAGGTTAGTTCAAACTATCATCTTCAATCTGGCTGAGACAGCCTTGATATTATTGTCGGGGCTTGCTCTCCATTTAGAACTAAAGTATATTGCAATTGTTATGTTGGTCTTTATGATTAGTCGTGGCTTCTTTGGCAGACCATTACATTTTAAGACTTGGTACCGTTGCTTAATTTGGAGTTTACTAATTTTGACTAGCATATTCGTAATTTTGAAAGTTGACTTAGTCATCTCAGTTCTGTTTGCTATCTTTAGTGCTTTCATTATGACAGGTCGTTCTAATATTAACGACATGTATTTATGGAAGAACAATGGAGAGCCTAGTAAATATCAAGACATTTTGGATTTTATAAAATATCACGAGCTAGATGACAAGTTGATAGAATTCGAACGTAAAGTAAAAGAAAGAGATACTGTGGAATATCTTATCTACAAATACAGGTTCAAAGAAGGCAAGACATTCAACGAAATGTCTGAGCTTTTGGACATGGAAGGACCAAGAATTGCACAAAGACTTGAAAAGATAGCATTTGCAATTCGAATATATTGTGGAATATAGTGAGAAGAAATTCTCACTATTTTTTTGCCCGTATTCCGAATGACATTTTATTTTTGGATTTTATATAATGAAATCAACAAATAAATATGAAGGAGGGTGACGATTATGTTTGAACCTTACAGTCCTTATAATTTATACAATCCATATTACAATTACAATCCACAAGCTCAAGCTTCTCAACAATCTCAACAAATTCCAAGACAAAATCAACAAATGTATAGAACACAATCCACAGGTTTACAAGGTAAAGTTGTGGACAGTTTGGATGTTGTGAAAGCTACTGACATTCCTTATGATGGAAGTATAAGTTACTTCCCTTTGACTGATAACAGTGCAATCATTACAAAACAATTACAACAAGATGGAACCAGTAAAGTAATCGTTTATAAACCAGAAATTGGAAGCACTGAAACTAATACTCCAAAATATGTGACTGAGGAAGAATTCCAAGAGCAACTCAAAGAACGTATCAAGGATGTTAACAGCAAAGACCTTAAAGATATGAAGGAGGACATCAAAACATTAAAGCGAAAGTTAGAAGATATTACAGACGAATTAAAAGATAAGAAGGAGAAATAATGATGAATTCTTTAAATGCTATAAAGCAATATATGTTACAAGGTCTTACACCTAAGGGTATATTGCAAAGGATGAATATTCAAAATCCTATTTTGGGCAATGTAATATCTATGGCCCAAAACGGTGACACAAAAGGTGTTGAGAACTTTGCTAGAAATATTTGCAAACAAAGAGGTTTGGATTTTGATAGTGAGTTCGAAAAATTCAAAAACACCTTGAAGTAGCTTATTATTTGCAAATAATATAAAATATTTGGATGAAAGGAGGAAAACCTATGGGTTACGAAAATGGTGGACTATCTGCTTCAGATGTTGCTTTAATTCAAGACCGAAACAATGGTGGTTTTGCTAATGGTTTTGGTGGAGATGGCGCTTGGTGGATAATCTTATTTCTAATCTTCGCGATGGGTGGCTGGAACAATGGTTTTGGTGGCTTTGGTGGAGGTTTTGGAGGTGCTGATAACATGTATCCTTGGCTATCTAATGGTCAAAAAGAAATCATGCAAAATACAAACGATGGCTTCAATACATTACAATTAGCAAATCAACTAACTGGAATTAACTCTGGAGTACAAAACCTATCAACTCAATTGTGTAACTGTTGCGCTGACATGAACCAAACTGTAAATGCTGGATTTGCTAATGCTGAAACAGCAGCTAATTCAAGACAAATGGCTAACATGAACCAAAACTTTAGTAATCAGATAGCAACTCTAAACGGCTTCAATAGCTTAGGTTCACAAATGGCTAATTGTTGTTGTGATATAAGGGAAGGAATTGCTGGAGTAAACTATAACAACGCAATCCAAACTCAACAAATCACAAGTCAGATAGCAAGTGAAAACTGTGCTGACAGAGCAGCTTTATCAGATGGAATTAGGGACTTATTGGCTAATCAAACAGCTAACACTCAAAGAATTCTAGACCAATTATGTAATGACAAGATAGATGCTAAAAATGAGAAGATTGCAGATTTACAAAGAGAACTTTCAATGAAAGACTTACAAGCATCACAAATTGCTCAAAATGCATTTATCTCACAAGGATTTGCCAATGAAGTAGATGCTCTTTATAATAGACTAAATAACTGTCCAGTTCCAACTACACCAGTTTATGGAAGAACTCCAATCTTTACATGTAATGGAAACAATGGTTGTGGATGTGGAAATACATTTGGAAATACATTAGTATAATAGCAAACCGTCATTGAGACAAACTCGTTAAGAGAACTTGCTAGTCGGGAGATAGGCGAGTCTTATCTCCTAATTTTATGAGAAGGAGGAAAGAATGATGAACGGAGTAATACAAACAGTTCAGGAACCAGAAATCACATTGTCTTCTAACACAGCCTCAGTACCTTTTGCTGCGACAGACCTTCGAACAAGAAGTGCTATGAATTGTAGTGGATTTGTTAACCATAATGAGGGTAGTGCATTATTTAGTATATTGGATGGCGGAGTTTACAGAATTAGTTTTAACGCTAATGTCACGAGTGCAACGGTTGGTCAAGTTGCATTGGCTTTGTTCGCTGATGGAGTACAACAAACTGGAACAGAAATGGATGCTGTGGTTGGAACGGCTGGTGAATTTACAAACATTGCTTTTAGTAAAGACATCAAAGTATGTTGCAAAGGAACAGTCAATTTGGCAATGGCCAGTGTTCCAAGTATAGTTTATTCTGGTGGGGCAACTCCTGTTATAACAGAAACGCAAATTCCAATTCTGAAGAATGCTAGATTTAGCATCGAAAGGCTAAGTTAGATGAACAGTCTTGATAAAAATCTAGAGATATTGTCGAATCTTTTGCAAATTAAAAGTTATGAAATTTTGGTCAATGATTTTAACAATAACGATTTGATGAGATATTTACGACATCAAGATAATTTGTTGGAAAAAATCATTGAACAGAACCAAGAAATTATAAAGCTTCTGAAAGGAGGTAAATAATGGACGAAAAAGAAAGTAAAGTCGATTATACTGATAAGATTAAGGCTCTGGTCGTAAAAGAATTAGAAGAATTCTCAGATGAAGAAGAACTCGATGACAAAGACTTGGATGCTTTATTTAAGTTAGTAGATATTGATAAGGACTTAGAAAATATTGACTATTGGAAAGTCAAGAAGGAGGTTATGAAAATGAGATATAATAACTATGGAGGTTATTCTGATGGCTATTCAGAAGGTGGCTATGGTGGAAACTACGGAAGACGTGGAGTACCCGGAAGCGGTCGAGGAAGATATAGAGCCGGAGGTTATTCTGAGGGAGAAGAAATGTTAGAAGATATGAAAGAAAGTTATGGAGCTTATTCTGAAAGTAGAAATGCTTATAGTAGAGGAAATTATGGAGCTGGACCAGAAAGCATGAAAGACCTTGAAGATACAATGGAACTTTTCACCGAATTCACTCAAAAAATGGTACAAGAAGTTGACTCGCCAGAGGCTAAACAAATCATCAGAAAACATTTGAGAAGAATTAGTCAGATGGGAGATATGTAATGTACAAATATTATAATGCTAATGCACATGGAAATTTCGTCAATGACTGTGTTATAAGAGCCATTTCAACAGCTGAAGATAAAAGCTGGGGTGAGACTTATGACGATTTAAGTCGTATTGCTAAGAACAATGGTATTTTATTGGATGATGTCAATTTCGTTGACCCTTTATTGGACTATAGATACGACCGAGTTGAAACCTATCCACACGAAACGGTTGGAGATTTCGCTGAGCGATGTATGGTTGGTACTTATTTGGTCACAATGCCTAATCATATTACGACCATCATAGACGGGGTGATTTATGACACTTTTGACTGTCGAAATCGACCACTCTGGAATGTTTGGAAGGTTGAATAAAAAAAAG